GTATGTTGTTGGAACTTGCTTAGCGTGTTTGGCTCCGCTATGCACCAACAAATCTGACTAGACTAACTAGGGATTGCTGTTCGATAACCTCTGCCATATGAGGAAAGTTCCCGAGGGCCACTGTAACAGGTGGCCTTTCGTTTTATATTCGTGTGGAGGGAATTTCACCCTCTCTTAGCTTCTCGCAGAAGCCTCGTCAACCGTAAGGCTAACAATCCCAAGGTAGTAGGATTCTGGTGCTGTTGGAGAGATTTGAACTCCCGACCTGATGCTTACAAGGCAACTGCTCTACCGCTGGAGCTACAACAGCAAAATCTAATTTTAGGAGGCACTCAATCCCGCAAATCTTCCGAGGAGGGGCAGCGTCATTGCAGAAGAATGCCTTCTAAAACGGCCTCGTAAGAAGCCGAGTGTCAATTCTGGAAAGGTTAAAGACATACCTTAAACAGCCAACAAGTCTAAAAGCACAGTATGTCTTCTAGGGGAGGCTAACACTGCACCAGATGGAGTTGTGGGGTCTGTGCGTGCACTGTTTCAAGTAAGCCGGAATTCAGAAAGTGTTCACTGAAGCGCAGCTTCGGATATTTCCGTCATCAATCCTTACTCAACAAAAAGAATTATGACATACTGAAGCAATCTTGTCAAATCTTATTAATAGTACCCATATCGATCACAGGTGTGCTGTCTCTAAATTCTGGCGAAATGTTGTCAAAATCCAACGCTGGTGTTTCGTCATCATCTTCTTGTGCTGTGCTGCCTGCACCCACCATACCACGCAACTTCACCTCCAGCAACAGCCGCTTCAACTCATCTTCATTCACATCCTTAGCAGAATCAGTGTAAAATTTCAACAGCTTTTCAGCAGCAATCATACGCACACGCTCGTCTTGGCTATCAAGCCCCTTCTCCAACACTTCAATAGCTTTTTTACTGATCTTCTTAAGATCACGAACAAGCTTACTTAGCTCGTGTGTCTTTTTGAACACAGATTGTTCTTTTGTTGTCACAAGTTCACTCATGTGAACACCTCCTTAAAATTCTTAACAAGTGAAGAATAGCATTTGTGCCCAATCTTGTCAATTTTGGGCTTGACAGCATCCAAAGTAGGCTCTACAATTCAGTCACAAACACTTTCAAGGAGGAAACATGAAACCTGTCCGCTGCTTCTATAAACTAGAAGGCAAGCTTAATGTTGTAGATGTAGATTGCCACCCCAACTACGAACTTGCTATCTGGACTGTCAAAGATGCACTCTGGATGGAACGCAAAGTGAGCCAGAAGCGTTTTATCCCTGTTGTACTCGCTCTGGTGAACAAATGAACGATCTCGACCACATTGTAGAGGAAGTAGAACGGCACGAGCAGAATCTTACTGATTTTGAAGATTTGCGCTTTGCAGAAATTTTTCTAACTGATAAGGAGAAGAAAAGTGAAAGGGTTGCCCTACAAAGACACCCTCGCAGCAAAGGGAAGCGCCCTGTACGAGGCGCTAATTGAGAAGGATTTAGCTAAAGCTAAAAAGATTTACGACGACACAACACAAAGATTTTATCAACTTTACAACAACTCTTTTAAGGAGAAACAATGAGCGACATTATTAGTGACATTATCGAAACCGAAGTTAAAGAAGGCGCTACCGAGTACAAAACAATCGTCACACCTAACTTTTACGAGATTGCAAACGAAGTGGTGAGCCACAAAGGTTATGGCTGGGATATCGACCCTGAGCGTCCTCCGTTCTTCAGCTTTATCATGTATGAGGTACATCTTATCCGTAATGCCAACACCCTTGCTAAAGCCAAGCAACAGCTTGAATCTGCTGAGAGTGGCCGTGATGTTATGACTAAAGAAAAGCGTCAAGAAATCATGGCTAAAGCTCGTGCCGCTAAGAAGATTAACAAGGATGTGCAAGATGAAAGTTAAGCTTAAAAACACGCATGTAGATATCTGGAAACTTCGAAAAGGAGTGGTGGTGATGTGCGGCGGGCATGTAGGGCACATCGATAGAATTGCTATCCCTAATAATCCCTCTTTTGGTGATGACGTTCTTGTTATAGACGTTATCAGTGCTTACACTGAACATTGCGTAATGTCTACTGATGTTACATGGCTAGAGCCTCATGATTGACAGAAAGCAAGCAGCATAGTATATTGGAGTGTCTGACAACCTTGTTGGGCATTCCTATTAACATTTTTACAAGAGGATAACTGATGTCCAACAATGCTAAGCGTTTTACACGAAAGCAAAAGACGGGTGAAAAGCCTGTAGTTGAGGTTGTTGCAGGAGATGTTGTTGTTCCTGTGCAACAAAAGCAACTCGCTGTCAAACCTGCTAATCCTCGGCAGAAAAGCCTGCTCCAATATCTACAAGAAGGCCGTCAAGTGGTGTTTGCTATTGGTAGTGCAGGAACTGGCAAATCATTTCTTGCTGCATACCACGGCTCTGAACTGCTGCGAGCCAAGAAGATTGATAAGATTTTTCTTGTACGTGCTAACGTTTCTACAGGCAAGAGTAACGGTGCATTGCCGGGTACTCTAGAAGAAAAACTGCTTCCATTCTTTAAACAGACGCTTGAACATCTTGGCAAGTTCATGGGTAAAGGCTTCCTCGGCTACTGCCTGACGAGCAAGAAAGTGGAGATGCTGAGCGTTGAGCACATCCGTGGCATGAGCATCGAAAACGCACTTGTCATTGTGGAGGAGGCGCAGAATCTTACGAAAGAAGAACTTGAAGCGATTCTTACTCGTATTGGCGACGGTTGCCAGCTTGTGCTGACGGGCGACCAGAAGCAGAACGATCTTAGGGGTAAGAGCGGACTGATGGAGACGATTGGCCTAATCGACGATGCCCTTGGGGAGCAACCAGACTACCTGAGTGACGAAGACCTGCACTGCATGACGCAGAACATCGGTGTTGTTACGTTCACACCAGAAGATGTTGTTCGTTCTGGCTTGTGCCGTGCTTTCGTCAAGATGTATTACCACAATTAAGGAGGAAACATGTCAGACCTGTTGAAGCTGCTCAAGCGAGATATTGAGCCATTTGAAGTGAAAGTTGTGCCCATCAATCAGTGCTATCAGTGCACTATCGACGATGGTTTTGAAGATGTAGCGCAGTTCGCCCCTTTGGTGGACTACCTGAACAGTGCTGTAGAAGGCGATGTTGCGTACATCAAGATTTCTACTCCGGGTGGTGCTTTGCACGCTATCATTCCTCTTATCGAGGCTATGAACAACACAGAAGCACACATTGCTATGCATGTTGAGAGTGACACTGCTTCTGCTGGAACCATTCTTATGATGCTTGCTGACGAAGTGTATATCAACCCGTACACCACTATTATGATTCACACTGCATCTTATGGCTTCTATGGACACAGTGGTAACATGGAGTCGCACGTAGCACACAACACCAAAGGGATTGAAAAGCTTGTGAATGACATTTACAAGGACTTCCTCACCAAAGATGAGATTGCCCGTGTACTTGATGGTCGTGAAATCTATCTTACGGCTGAAGACTGCAATATGCGGTTTAAGTATCGCCAAGATGTTCGCGCTGGTAACGTCCCTGTGCAGAAGAAGGTTCGTAAGCCTCGTACCAAGCGTGTGAATGCTGTCGAAGCGCCTGCACAACAAGACGTGATTACTAACTTTGTAGAATGATTATCGCCCCAGCTTCGTGCTGGGGCATTTTTATTTGTACATAGTACTTGCATTCTTACGGAACATGGGCTACCATAGATTCGTCAACAAATTTAAGGAGGAAACATGAAATATCATAGTAGAGGTTTTCTGAACAGCGAAGAGGGTTTAGCAGCGTACGAAGCTAGTGTGCGTACATCTGACGAGTGGAACAAAGACGGGATTGTCGATTATATTGACGCAGGGATCACACTGTCAGATTGCTCTCGTAAAATTTATCTTGAATTTGACACATGTACAAAAGAGCAGCTTGAACAGCGAAAGCAAAAAGTGGCAACGTTGCTCAAGGTGGTGCAAGAATTCCATGACAAGTTCCTAGAAAGTGCCGCCGTTGTTGTTTTTAACGAAGAACCTCGTTCCGAAGAATTTTAAATGAACTCAACATCCATCAGCCTCCTCAACGGAGGACATTTCGACTACGAAGCACCTGAGCGTAGCCGATATGGTATCGAAGACATCGCTCGTGGCTTGTCCCACACAGCACGCTTCTCAGGGCAAACCAATCGCGTCTACACCGTAGCACAACACTGTGTATTAGTGAGCAAGATGGTGCCTGAAGAATATGCTATGGAAGGACTTCTGCACGATGGAATTGAAGCCTTCATGGCAGACGTCCCAAGCCCTCTTAAGCGCATGCTACCGGGCTATGTAGAGCTTGAGAAACGAGCAGAAGCTGACATGTGTAAGCGATTTGGGATGAAGTTTCCCTTCCACCCAAGCATCAAAGAAGCGGACATTCGTGTCTTTCTTGCAGAGCGTAGAGACATGCAGCCATGTGTGACAGAGGTTTGTTATGAAGGCTACGAGGCTTATCCAAACAAAATCATTGCATGGGATAGCCACATGAGTTATATTTACTTCATGCGTCGTTTTAAGGAGCTTACGAAATGAACATGCTTAAAGAATTTCTTACAGATGTCTACTACGGAGCAATGCTTCTGGTTGTTATGCTGCTTGTTGATCTTGGCATTATTGATGATATGGGGGATGTGTGAACATTTATGTTATCGGGCTGCTCATGGGGTATATGATTGGGCAGATGTTGATTTGGGGATATTGCTAAAGAGGGTATATGGAAATTTCAGTATTGCAGAGTTTGATTGATAGGACGAGCAATGACATTGCAATGTACGAGTATGCAATCAATATCGCATACCCTGACGATGGTGTTATTAAGGACTACAAAATACGTATTGCTAAGCTTGTGAAGATTCAGAAGGCTCTTAAGAAAGAGATCGCATGCGAGATTGAACGTAAGAGATTTATTATGTTGCTTGAGATTAAGGAGGGGATGTGATGGCTATTATTGGTTTTATTACACTTGTGTTACTTGGATTGTTTTTCCTGTTTGCTGCGGTGACAGTTTTTATTATGGGATGTGCCTTTGGCGGCGGCGACGCGGCAATTATTCCAGCAATCTTGGCAGGGATTGTTCTCTGGGCTGCCTGCCATTTTGCACCGTTTACGATTACGTTTGTAGGAGGGTGAGTTGAGCGAATTTAAATACAACATCTGTGCCTGCCTTGGGGAGATGTATGGAGAGCCTTATTGTCCTTGCCAGATGCGAAGTATGGGGCTTCAGGAAGTGATGGACAACAACCCTGTACGTAAGGCTGCTGAGGAAAGAGACGCACAGAACTATAAGAAGTTCATGGATGAGGGCGGCTGGGAGAAGTTTTTCGGTACGAGGAAGGATGAGTTAGATGACTGACGACTACATCATCCACTACAAGATTTCTGTGCATGACAAACATTACGAAGGCAACTTTGTAACCTCCTGCAAGGGAGAGTTAACAGGGGAGGCATTCTTGCACAAGATTAAACAACATGCTGCTAGAGGCCATCAAGGCAAGGACAGCAATGTAATTATTTGCGGAGTGTTCAAACTGTGACTAACGACAAAGATATCGTACGTTACGAGGTGAATCAACATGGAGAGCTTCCCCTTTCTTACGGTAGGTATGTTCGGTATGAGGATTATGATGAACATGTACAATGGTTGCTTGGGAGGGTTGAGAAGCTTGAATTGAAGGTTCTTAATTTACAGGACGAAGATAATTACTCTGAAGGGTACGAAGATGGGTGGGAAGCTGCCAAAGAAGAAGAGAGGTGGAAATGAATATTCGACGCTTTGATAACGACGAAGGTGCGTCTGAGATGTACGAGTGTGACGATGGTGGTTTTGTTACTTATGAGGAACATCTTAAACTTCTTGATGAGGCAGTTGACATTGCATTTGAATCCGGTTATCGACGTTGTGTTGCTGACTTTGAAAACTCCAAACCTAACTATGAACCAATTCAGGAGGCTTTGAAGAAGTTGCTTCAAGAACTGGATATAGACTATCCAGAATGACACAGGCTCGCTGACAGCAATGTTGGCGGGCTTTTTGTTTGTGTGCAAGATTTGACAAGAAGCAACATAAATGATAAGATTCTTATATGGTAAACGACGTTTAATATTAACGAATATAGGAGTCTTATGGGTAAAGAATGTTTTGAGTGTGGAGAACCTGCAACTGAAGATCACCACGTAATTCCGCAAAGCTTAGGTGGTACTAAGACCGTCCCTCTTTGTGGTTGCTGTCATGAACGAGTGCACGATGCCGGTTGGAAGCGCAGAGATAATCACGCAGAGCTTACTAGGGAGGGGTTGAGAAAAGCCAAGGAGCGTGGTGTTGTACTTGGGAATAGTACTAACTTAGACGTAGCAAGTATGAGAGGTCGTGACGCACAAGTTGCAAAAGCGAACAAGTTCGCACTTGAAATTTATACAATTATTCTACCGCTGCTAGAGCAAGGATTTTTCTTACGACAAGTGGCAGAATACCTCAACGAGAACAATATTGCAAGCGCTCAAGGTAGAAAGTGGGGAATTAGCTCTGTCAGCAACCTAGTTATCCGTGCAAAAAAGCTTTCAGAAGATGCCAGCAAAAATACTTGTTGACATACTCTTTTTATTTGTCTATCATACACATATCTAAACGTATCAGGAGCTAGACATGACTAAATCTTTCATTGGTGTGTGCCGCGTCTCTACTCGGGAGCAAGGACAGTCCAAGAACGGCCTTGAAAGCCAACGGGCTGAAATCGAACGTTGGGCAGCGCATAACGGATACAACCTCATTACTATCATGGATGAGGTGATTTCTGGCAGCACGCCTCTGAAGGATCGCCCTGTCATGTCTATGGCACTAGCTATGGCCAAGAAGATGAAAGCTCAAGTTGTGGTTACTAAGAGTGATCGTTGCTCTCGTGACTTCGACATCTCACGAGAACTAATGCAGAAGAAAAAGCTCGTGGTTGCAATCGATCTTGGGGAAGATGCAGATAGCTTTGTTGAAATCATCTTCTCTGGTTTGGCTGAGAAAGAGCGCAAGATGATTGGTCAAAGAACTAAAGCTGGATTGGCTGCTGCTAAGGCTCGTGGAGTTGTGCTGGGGAATCGTACGAATCTGCCTGTAGCTCGTGAATTGGCTGCTGCTGCGATCAAAGAGAAGGCTGACAGGTTTGCTGCTCGTGTGCGCCCCCCTATTGAACGTATGGTCCATTGTGGGATGACGTATGCTGAAATTGCTCAAGAGATGAATGAGCAACACATTCCGACAGCCCGTGGTGGGGAGTGGAGTGCAACTAGTGTGTGCAGGATCATTTCTAGATGGAAATAATTTTTAAAATTTACTTTAAGAAACAGATATAGGGCGTTGTTTTAAAAGAAATATCTGACAAATATCTACTTGTGTGGGAGGGTGCTTTCGGGCATGCCTCCCTTTTTGCATTTTTCGATATAAAATTTTCTGGCAAGTGCCTGTGTTTGTTGTGATTGAGAAGGGTCAGGTCAAGAATATCTACTGAGGCAGTCGTGTGGCTTAATAGGGCTCGCCGATGTCGAAAACCCCCTCAATCTACCCTCTAAAATATCTGTTTGCCCTCATCGACAAATCTATACGCCCGTTTTGATCTGTTGATAGGTCACTCTGTAGCCTACCTCTTCGCATCCCATCTCGTCGCACGCTTGCCCATCCCTCACATCATCACACCCTCACAAATGCCCCTCTGACGCGAATACAGCCCCTCAGCGCCCCTTTCTCCGTCTCTCTGTAGTCTCGCCCATCTCACCACAACACACCCTCTGTAGCTGCTCCAATGCTGCTGCCGGGCGCCCTCTCACGCACCTAGCACGCCTGTCTGTGCATGGCTGCTGCAATGAATGAACATTTGAATAACTGTTCACATGTTGATTAAATGTGATCCGTCACAGATAGCACCCCTCGTTGATGCCCAAGGTTGTGCGATTACCGAACGGGAACGAATTTCGTCAAACAATACACATGACCTATAATCCATATCCATTATAGTGAACATACAATTCCACTATATTGCACAGATGTACAGCATCACGAAAAGCCATTGCACAAAAGAAAAAGCGCCCTCTATGGGGCGCCTCTCTGTGTTGCTTATTAGTCTTACTTTGCCAACTCGTCCAACACGGTTTGCTTGATCTGTTCTGCTGCACGCTTCTTATTGTGGTCCACAACGTACGGCTTACCAACAATTTGCCATTCACCCTCAACCATAGCTTCCTTACGAATGGTGTTACCCTTACTCTCCACTGCGCGAACTTTAGTACCTTCACTGTAGGTGATCTCATAGGCCATATCGCCTTTGGTGGTGTACTTAGCAACGTTGGTGATATTGACGGTCATGATAGGCTCCGTTGCAAATGCGTTGTCGATGTAGTGATTATGCCCAAGTGTTTTAAGCAAGTCAAGCACTATCTTCGCTAGAAGATCAACTTTTTACATCAATCACAACCCCTTGCCTAGTCATCACGACATTAGCCTTAAACACTTTCTTCCCCTCGTACAACACAACATTCAGCCCTTTGTCCGTCAACATGTCCCTGTACGCTTGGGAGCCTGCTTTCCACACATTGCTTGTCATCCAAGCTATAGCATCGTATGCTGCCTCTTCGCTTGTGTTCCCATAGCCTTCTACAGTGCCTGTAGTGCCATTGTAAGCCACAACAAACGAATGTTGGTCCTGTGCTTGTTGAGACGTGCTAGTGGCCATCGTAGGAGTGTTGTCACTAGATGCAGCGCCACAGCCCGTAAGAGAGAATGCAATAGCGACAGAGAGGATGATTTTGTTCATTATATTTCCAATTAGTTATTCACAGCAACCCATCTAATTCATCCAACATTGCATCTACATCAATGTCACTAGCGCTAGGCTCACTGTACACAGTGCCATCCAGCATAATTACAGCCGTGGCAACATCAAGGAACTTGTAGTGTTGTGGCATAGTTTTAGCCTGTTCAAGATGGCGCTTAAGATTCTTGATTTCAGAGAACGTAGCCATCGGGCTCGTGCTTGCGTTGAAGAACTTTTTACCGCTCTTGTCCGTGATGTACACATTGTGCCAGTCGTTTTGCATGATGCCCTCTCTGCTGTTGTTCACGTTAAAGCCATTGTAGGCACTGGAGAATACCCTGTCAAGTATTTTAAGCACTTTTCCACACAAAGTTATCAACACTCGTAAGATGTCCTTCATTGTTCCGAACAAACAACAGGTTAGACACTTTCTCTTGCTCTACAACGTACACTTTCCCGAGAGACATAATGTCATCTTCTACATCCCATTGTGCAGCATGGTTAGTAGGTTGCACCGGAATGATTTTATCACCTGCTTGCATGATGTTAGCTCCTATGTGTTGTTTGCTGCGAATGAATCCATCTTACAGAACACAACACACCATGTCAAGCACTAAAAGCACACTATCGTAAATCCAACAATTCTCCGCCAACAAGTTCAATCTCGATCACTTCCCATGTAGAGGGACGAATCCCATAGCTTTTACTCTTTGCATATTTCACTGCATCATCCTTGTCAACAAAAGCCTTATCTGGTTTGTCGTATCCGTACAAATCATCCTCAGTCACAAGATAGATAACCATATCAATACCTCCCATCAATAAACACAACATCACCCACTTGGCAATAGTGTATAGATGTTACTTTCACCACACCAACCAAATACTGATTTTCTAGGATATGCTTAGCTTGTGATTCATTCTCGGCACACACAATAGCAATCTTGCTTACATATCCAACTACTTCATAATACACTTTGTACATATCAATAAGCCCTCTTCAATACGTTAGACTCTACATAATACAGCCCTGTATCACACTGATACACTTTCTCTTCACTTTTGCCTTTATATCCTACAAGCTGACAATGCATTTGCACAAGTTCTCTTTCTAGTGCTGGCTTTCTTGCTTTAATCTCCAGGCTTTTGTAAATGCCAAACCCGAACAATGACACAACAAACAACACCATTACAAACATCATTGCTGCTAGTTCCGAATCTTTATCGTTTGTCACAATTATTCCTCACAAATAAACAATCATTTTATTGGTCACTGCGGTTATATCTTGCCTTTTGATATCTGGACTATCTTGCAACAAATAAGCTATCGCTGCATATCCATCACTTGCCCTAACAACAGCTTTAGCATAGATATAACGGCATTGTTCAGCATCCCAATACCTGTAGGAAATTTCATACATAGTTATTCCTCCTTATCAAATTCATAATACAGCTTGCCGTTCTTATCCTGCCACACTTTAGCATTGCTCTTGCTACCAACACTATCATCATGGAACACCATCTTCAGCCCTTCATTCGACACAAGCTGTGTGTATTCATAGCTATCCTTGTAGATGTTCATACGTGCTACAAGCTGCCTTACAATGTCTTTCTTCACTCCCACTTTACCATTCCCATGTCCCACTTTGCAACCAACATCTTCTATGGGCTTATTCTCATACCGTTGCATGTCAATGCAATATTCCATTTTAAGCTGTAGGCCATTCATGGGATGACTCTGTGCATAAGATTCGCTGTACGCTACAGAGCTAGACATGAGCACGAGAGCTAAGAGGCAGAGGGAAATGAGTTTCATGATTATTTCCAGCAATCAAAGTGTTTATCAAGCTTGCGATTCCAGACAGTAAACCAGTTGCCGTAAGGAGGAATAATCTCAACCTGAGTGCTAGTCATCTTACGATTCTCAAACAGAATGTTAGCTTCTTCTTCGGTGTACATGTCCTCAAAGGTATGTCCAGAAAAGTTAGTCCAACGAAGTTTCCAATTTTTAAGCTGTTGCATGATGTTCGCCCTGTGTGTTTGTGCATTGAATGTGGAACACATTCGCTCCAATGAACACAGTTTATACAAGCTTTCTAAGCACGTCAAGACTTTTATTGTATCTTCTTGTAGACAATATGGCACAAGCGAGACGCGTTAGCGTTGAGTCTTGGAGAGCTTGGAAGCAAGATCCTCTTGCAAACAAGCGATCATCCAATCAATCCATTGCAAGCGATGTTTCTTCATACTAAATTCGCTTGTACTCACTTTAGGACGATTATTACGCAACCATCCGTTAAGATATAGGTAATCCTGTAATTGCTTGCTAATGTAATTTTTGAGTTCTTTTGCAGCTTTTTCTTGTTCACTATCACAGTAGTCGTAAGAGAAAGTGATAGCAGAACAAATACCGGGATATCCACCAGTATTAAACCTCTTCTTAGCTTGCTGCAACACTGCAATCTTAGCTTTAAGCATCTTAATGCTGTCTTTCTTAGCCATGCTATTTCTCCAACAAATTGTTTTCTTCACAGCATGCTTTCCACGCTTCCCCTCTGCTGTTGTAGTATCTACTGATATTGCCTCTGTTGTCGTCCCACCAACACATGTTAGGCCAGAGAATAGAATCTACAACCCAATAACCATGATGCCTTGCAATCTTTTCATAATCAACATTCATGCTCTTACCTTTACAATCGACAGAGATAACTTGCATCTCGCCAGCTTTAAAGCCTTGCATAAGTTTATCGTGTTTCATCATTTATCCTTACACACAAAATTATCCTTTCACATAGAGCCATCGGAGCACAGGCGCTTGTCGCACATTCTCCAGCCATACACCCACTCATTGTAGCAGAACGTGCCTCTGAGATACGGACAATCTCTCAACTTAGCATAGCCGTACAATCTTGCATTGTATCCTACATTGTATGCGAGTGACATGATATCTCCTGCTATCAGGTTATTACAATCTCTTTCACAGAATCGGCGTGGTATTCTTTTATCGATCCACCGTTATCCACAACTTCGTAAAAATACCTGAAAGAACCATTGCAGTAAAATTTTCTGATGCTAGTAACATTTGCAATTGTTTCAGTTTGTATGCCGAAGTTAAAGAAAATTTGAATATTCATGTTATTACCCTCAGTATTTCTTAAAGAAGATGATGTAGATAAGATACCCTGCCACCACTGCATGCACAAGATATGTTAGCGCGGTTAGAATGTCGTCGTAGGTGATATTTGCATATGTCATGTTATTTGTTCCTGTTGTGAAAGTACTCTTCAACTAGATATGCCACACTCACCTTTTGCCTTACACCAACATTTGGATTTGTGCACAACAGCTTATCAAAAGCTTCCTCATCTAAGGTTACAGCGGTTTCCCACTTTTGTGCAAGCTTGTCATACCAGAGGAAGGCTACTAGGTTGTTCATGTTAGGCTCCTTTGTGTGTTTTTTGATTCGATAGAGACAGTGTAGCTAAGATTTTTAAGCTTTGCAAGTGTCTGCATCTTATTTATTTAGTGTATGTTGTAAATAAGTCAGTTCCTACCTTCTTTCTTTGTATTTTTAGTTGTTTATTGTTTGTGTGCTAGGTTTAGTGGTTGTTTGTGCCACCTAACCTTGCTAGCGCGGTTAGTTTGTCCTACTTTACACACTTAAAATTGTTGACACACATCATCTACTACTATACAATCATAAAGTTAAGCAACCAACTAAGGACTATTATGACTCGTAAGAATTTTAACTACCGTAACGCCACTGTATCAGAGATTGTAGGGCATTTCAAGAGTACATCTGCACAGAACATCTATGCTGCTAGGAAAGCTTACAAGGATGACGAAGAGATGTCTATCAAGATCGAAGATGCTTACTTTCAGTATAAGCTTGACAAGTTCAAGACAAGTTTTGTTCGTTGTGCACCTATCTATGACTGACAAGCTTTTCACTCTGTAGAGAGTCCCTACTCTTAGGCATTTTGCTGTTTTTGATGCCTTAAAAATGTACCGTGAAACACGACTTGAAACACGAGGAACTATGATCGATCTAACCAAGCTGCAAGCTGACGTAGCAGCACTCAAAGAGCAAGATGTAAGCAACCTGTCTGATGACGAGCGACGAGACTATCAGTTGACTATCGCACGCATGAATAAGGCGCTTGTTGACGCCATGGCAAAGACATCTCAAAAGGAACACTCATACGATATGGACGAACTCAAGACATACATTGATGCAATCTTGTCCGAGTGCTGGGAATGCCGCACTGTCTCGCTAGGGTTGTGGAGCAAGTTTGACGATGCTCAAAAGCTGCGCCGGTTCTCTTCATTGATCGCGTTGTGTGTCAAACAAAGCAACTTTAAGGAAGGGTTTAAGAAGCAGTTTCCGGCCCTCTCTGTGCAGCATAGCGCGATTGAGAACGCTAAGACGTTGCAAGAGTTGCGTAAAGCTTGTCGTGCAATGGTCGGCCCTCTGAAGCTTGCCAGAGACTACGAACATTACAAGACAAGCTATGACGCATTGTACGGTAACACTGTGCTCATGAGTGAGTATAACGAACTCTTAGAGAAACTTGAAGCAACAGAGGAATTGTTAGCAGAGACACGGCGTGTTAATGCCGAGATTATCGGGTTGTTTGAGCCTGCCGTACAGTTAGAGGGGAAAGAATTGTTAGATGCAATCGAAGCATTCAAAACTGAACACCAATGCACCGATACGGAGGCATGCAAACCTTTTAATGTGTCTAGGACGACACTACACAGACTTAGGAAAGAATTTAGATGCAAGGATACAACACAATAACAGGGAAACGACACTTCTTAGAAACTGTAGGTTATAACGATGTTGGTGCAATGAGTGACGGAGATGTGATTGTCGCTTGTTGTGCCTACTTTAAAAGGCAGTATGACAAGGATTATGCGGAGGAAGTGAGGAAGGATTACTACAAACGTTTAGATGATAAGTATGGATTGGTGAAACCTGAAAAGACTCTTACTTTACGGGATAAGTTGAATGATTGCGAATGTGTTTGTTATTTCTTCTTTGGTGAAAATGACGAACTATTATACGTCGGCAAAGCTAACGATTTCTTTGTTCGTTGGAATGACCACAAGAAACAGAAAGACATCTCCAAGATAAAACGTTTTGAGTTTCACGAGTTCGATAGCCTGCCTGATGTTGTTTTCTACGAAGCGCAAATGATTCTTGGACTAACCCCAAAATGGAACAAGAGGGATACAAAAGGCACAATGTCTAGTGTTAGTATCGCGCCTGTTAGTATTATACACGCTTCAATAAGTGATGTGTTGAAAAGCTAAATTTGTTGTGGTGTAAGAGCAAAGCGAATAAGCACGTTTATTTCAATTCCCGCACAGAGTTAATTTTTACTTCCTCCAACATTAAGTTGTAGTGTCTCAAAAATGCCCCGCAAGAGTCAAGCAATACTTCGGCCTCCATAGAATTTGTATCAACTCCGTTCTCAATCATCAGTATGTTTATAGCCTTTTCCCACTGCTTATAAAAATCCATCCCTTCGCCAACACTAATTGATGTCCTACGTTTTCCTACAACGACACAAATAGCCATTGGGCGCTTTCCTTTGGCCTTTGTGTATGTGATACCCTTTGGCCTTCCGTCTGGATAGTATTTAATCATCTATCAACCCTCCAACACAGGAAACACATACTCTGCCATCTCTTGACCACTAATCCGAGAATATTCAATCTCCCCCATCTCCAATGCATCTCCCAAGTCTGTATGAGCACATTGCCAAGCATGCACACTTGAGATTTCTGATTCTGTCATGCCAGAGCTATCACGATTGATAAGGTAGTAAGCCCAGCTAAGAGGAAGAGTGTATGTAACAGTTTTCATTTCGTCCACTCCATAGCATGCGCAATTTGTTCCGATGCTCCGCGAACGTTCAAGACATCTTTAAGCCCTTGCGGAATATCCCCATTAACCCATCCGTGACGCTCTGCACTCCACAGCAAACGCCATGTTGTGCGACGGCCCTTGATGCACGTTTCAATGCGATAGGCGACCGGGCTACCATTGTCGTTAAGGTACACTTCGTACTTACGATCATTGCAACGGATGATTGCTGTTTTCATTATTTATCCTTGGTAGAATTCCACTCGTACATCTGGAGTGTGACACACAACAATTGCATCAAAGTCTTTTGCAAGTTCATCTTTCACATAATCAAGCATTGCATAGATGCTGTTCGCCATAACACTCTTAGCATGAAACTTGCGCTGATTCTTACATTTGACGCTCATTCCCCACTTAAAGCCATTTGCCATGACATCAAGCTCTGAGAACAACATGGCTTGTTCGTACGGGTTGCCCTGCTCGTCTGCACAAAGTTCCCAAAAACAATTGTCGTCGTGCATAACGATAAAAGTGCGTTGCATGATGTACTCCTTGTGTTGTCGATGTAAGAATCATACCGCACATCTCAAAGCAATGCAAGCACTTTCTGCGTTAGAAGAAAACTACTTCAACGCCCCCTTATCCAAGCACAGCGCCCTACTGCTACGGTATTGCTCATAATACACGCCTCCTCGTTCCTCGCACAGTTGTTTGTCACTCTTGACCATGCTAATCTCATGTGTTGTTTGTGCAAAGCTGTAGAAGATGTACACGACTGATAGAAAGCCGAACACGGCACTAGTGATAACTAACAGGGGCTCTATGATTTTCATTTGTTATTCCCTTGTCTCATCCCTCGGTGCAATCCCTTGCCAAAATCCAGTATTAGACCATACGTCATCAGGACGCATATCGTTTACCTCACACCCATCATATCCAAAGTCTAGGCACACTTGATGTTTCTTGCAAAGTTCTTTAAGCTCTGCAATAAAGTTGTCGTATTTGGCTGTCATTTGTTAATCCTTTACAAAACTGTAGACATACTCTTCTATGTCCAGCCAAGAATCTATTTCTTTCTCTTGCTCATCTTTAGGTATGCCCACCCCGAAAGGCCACTTCTTCTCATTCTTTCTTGCAAGATGCACATGTGCTGACACTAGAATCATAATTCGTTCTGCTTCTTCACTTTTAATCATCTCACCCTCTCAACAGCAATCAAATACCTCACATCTCCCGCCTTGCTCGCAGAGATAGCAGTAAACAATGTTGTTTCCCATTCCATACCTGCCATGATATCAGGTCGCCTACTCTTCGGGGTGTTGATTGTCCGCATGTCTGACGCATAGCGTTCTAACGTTGTGTCAACATAGCGCCTTTCGCCTAGCTCAAACGTTAGCAGCCATGAATTCCAAGAGTTATGAGCCATATTTAGCCCTAGCCTCATCAAGCAACTTTTGCATTTTAATCATCTGTGCTTCACATTGCTTTGCACGCGCATCTTGCCCTTGTTTTGTGTAAGACTCTTTGGCAATACCATAACGCGTAAGTTCTCCGATGTACCGCTTTTCGAGCATCGCAAGAATCTCTTTATTCGTCATCGGCTGTTCGTACGTGACGCAAGACTCAACACTACAGCCGTGCGTATCTCCTTCAAGAGTGTAATTCAACACGTGGTCAGGGGAGAGCGTTTCGCTCAGCGTGCTAAGATATTCGATCGCCTCTTTAACCGTATGCCCGTCAATGGCATTCAGCCAATCGATGTTTTGTGTGATTGTTTTGGTATGCATGGTTAATTCTCCGAGAACATCCATCGCTGAACATTATCAAAAGCTTCTTGTATAATCTCTGCTTTAAACTCTTGCATACTGTAGACAGTCGCAAAGTGTTCGCACAATGATTCTAACCTTGCTCTAGTACGTTCTCCACTGGCTTTCCATACTTCTATTGCACATTGTGATTGCAGCATCATAACTTTATCTCCTCAAATTAGTTTTGGTGTGCATGATGTATCAGTGCAAATTGTCAATACGTTTTATATCCCACTCACTTTTACAAGTGTCCTTAATGAATGCTTCTATTGCAGTAGAAAGAAGCATTTGACAAGGTGCCTCCCAAACATCGCCGTTATATAGTGTAAATTTCCAGATCATACTCCCCTCCAATTCCGGCCTCGCCCTCTGCGCTGCCCATGACACGTATAGTCTCACACAAATTTAAGCACGTCAAGCACTATTCTGTAATGTCTTTCTAAACTCTTCGATTTCTCGGAGACGCCTTGATATATAATTTCTATCACGTTCCTCTAAGGCATATTTTCTCTGCATCTCTTTTATTTGCTCTTGAGTCCTTGTACGTTTCTTTTCTGCCTGAAGTAGTTGTTTTTGAAGCTTCCTAATTTGCTGATCGATTTCTTTTGTCACCTAAACCTCCTTAATAGTAACAATCGGACTAACATAAAACGGAGGAACCCCGAATGTGTTCTCCCCATCAGTAATCAAAGCCATTCCACCTTTAGTAAGCTTTAGCAACGTCCATTGCTTGCGCTGTTCTCTAAGTGGTTGTCGCCACCAATATTGCTTTCCCTCTGCTGTGTTTACAGTGCTAGTGAAAGGCCAGCAAATTAAAAATACAGGGTTGCCTACCCATTCTTCAATTTCTCGACGGTTCATTTGATTTCCGTCCGCACGTTAACAAATCCCATCATAGCCACACCATCTAAAAGCTTATTAGCCAAGTGCATCGCTTCCACTTTATCCAGAGTGACACTAAACACGCTGTCATCTGCTAGCCTAAACTCAATGTCGATGTATTCGCCATCGATAAATACTTGCGGGGTCATATTAGCCTCACACATTTAACATTATCACAACAATTGCTACGAATGCAGCAAACGCCAATATTGCAATGAGTATAAAGACCGCGCCTTCATGCTCACGTAGGAATTTGCGGATCATGGTTTGACCCCATCTCACGAAAAGCTTTCGCCTTCGCTGCTGTGTCGATAGCAGATTTCATTTCTTCTAGTGTACTATCGTTGATAAATTCTCGAAGGAAACCTTTGACAGTTTCCAATGTGTCTAGATGATCCTCGACAATGAACGGAGTAGTGTGCAATCTGATTTTGTCTTTGTCGAATTCCATGATTCAATCTCCATAGATATTAATAAGCGATGTTCGTGATTTCCTCACAAGACGGTATCCAAGATTGCTAGCAGCTTCTTTCAAAAGCTTCAATGCTACATCGTTATCACTCTGACCCCGTACCCAACTGCCATGTGCAATAGCATGAAAACTGTCGTACATGTCCAGTATTGCCAGTGTTTGCGTATCGGCATGGACACATTCTACAACAGTTCCATATCCAATATCGCCGCCTCCCCGGATCCCCATCGCATCATTCATCTTTACAGCAATCTTCCGCCCAAGCTCCGCATCATTCTGCCACTCGCTGCAACGGTCGTTAGACAGCATCACTACAGTTCGATATCCCATGTTTCCCTCTATATGTGTTTAAAGCCGTTTTGAGGCGTTCGGCAGGTTAGACACACTTCGCAACGTCTTTTGATCGTTCGTTGAATCTAGGCCCGCTACAGCGCTTTGAATCGGCATTCTCGTGTCATTGTGCACCACCCCACAGCGGCGTATCCGCGAACATGGGAGTCGGAAGCCAGAAACTGCCCCAGTCATCAAAGTTTAGGTATTCAACTTTGCCAGTTTCTTTGTGGACACGGACTGTGTAAGCATCGTTATACGTGTAGTTTGATGCGAAGAGGCGGGAAAGGAAGAATTTGATAGTTTTCATTTGTAATACCTCTGACGGTTGACTTTCTCAGATGCTCCATAAGTGTGCATCACATGGCCTAGTGGACCCATCCAAACAACATAACGTTGCGTATCTTCAGACCAGTAAGTATCCCTGACGGGCTCCCACTTGGCAGACAGCGGATTGAATACAAAGTCTCCACTGGTCAGTGTATCAGGTCTCACAGATTCTGTAATGATGTTCATCGGTTCCTTCGTTTGTTTAATGTACAGCTAGTCTACATTGCTTCTCGTGCTTGTGTCAAGCGTTATTTCCTTTTAAATATCAAATAGCCAATGTAACAGCACATCGTTATAGTGAATATCCACTCAAGCATTGTCATTTTCTGCCACCCACTCTAGGCAATACAGCTTTTGCCCTGTGTACTGTGTTTTGGTCCAGTCGGATGCGAGCACCACGGCGAATGTGTACCCTTTGCGGATAACAGCGTACAGAGATGATTGGTAGATAGGTTTTATTGGTTTGCTCATTTTTCATTCTCCAAATTCAAGCCAACCCTTTTCGGCTAACTCTTTTAGTCCTTTTTGGATTATGAGACACGCTTGACCCTTATCCCAATCAAGACTAGATACACCTTGGATAATATTCATTTGCTTAAACGCTTCGATTGCAGCATGTCGCAACAGTTCAGGGATATTTACATGTGCAGATTTGCCATGCTCAACAAGCGTAGGAACGAATTGCGCGCATGCACTTAACACAACATCTTTATGGTATTTCATTTCATTCTCCCAATGCTTTCTTGATTGCCTTGTCAGCTTTTAGTGCGACATCTTGAGGACATGCGTATGTGTCGCCCACTTCGCTAAGTATTTCTTGCAAAGCCTCCAATAATTCCGGCGCTGCTGCCATCAATCGACGGTTGGCGATAAATTCAACGTCGCTTTTTCCGTGCATATCAATGTGGGCAATCTGATACCCGTTTTTGTCATCGATACGTGTATGGAGTTCAATCCACGGGCCTTTTGTGTAGCTCATTTATTCCTCCGTTGTCAAACTATCAATCATTGCAAACAATTCAATCCTCGTCCTGTCACGCTCTGCTAGAGCTAAGTCAAGCTGTGCTTGCCCTTTGTTCTTAGCGTATTCTATCATAGCTGTTGCTTCAGCGAACAAGGACATTTTAAGCTTTAGGGTGTGGGATTGATGTTTGGTCATTTTGTCACCAATTGGATTTGTTTCCTTGCAAACTCCACTCTTTGTCATTTTGCCTGTAATGACGAGCAGTCCCAACTCTCTTTTTAAATCCGCCACGTTTAATCAGGAAAGCCGATCCGTATTTTCCTGAATAATAACCTTCACGTTTGTTGCGGCTTTGATTATTCATTTCTTACCCTTTCCAAACAATGCGCCAATGGCTAGGCGAGTTTCAAACTTAACAGGATCACGCCTATAATCGATGCGTATCTGTCCGTTAATGCTTCGTGTCACGATGGCGTGTAGTTCGCCTGTTGTGTCGTCGTACACTTCTGCACTCGTTGCTTCGTAGTGGTTCACTTGCATATGGGCAACACACTTAGCAACAGCCCAATTTGCATCACTTGCGCTATTCACTTGAATCGGATCGTGATAGCGTTTCCCTTGGTAGTATTTAGTTTTTATTGGTCGCATTCTTTCCTCGCGCTTGGTAGAGTTGGCATCGCTTACGCTTTGTCTATGTGCTTAGTATGCTAGTGTTGCTTACCTATGTCAAGCGCTATTTCAATCTTTTTGTTTTGCCCATTCGATGATGACAAAATCACCCTTCAACACTTCTACTTTTTCTATTTCGTTCTCAAGTATTTTAAGTCTGTACAATGCGCCAACCTGTGCAGCATCGTTTGAATGGAATTCGTACCAATTACCATTCTTGTAACACCAGCGTAAAGTAATCTCGTACATGTTATTTGTCCTTCATAGATACAATTGCATCAATATCAGCTTGTGAGATGCCAGCTTGTTTAAGCTGTCCGGATAGCTCGGCACGTTCGATACAATGAGGCCACTTGCGAAGCCACCTAAGCGGCTGGGAGCGTTCGCTATAGATTCGCGCAACCACTTCGCCGGACAAGTCACGCACGGTTACAGATGCTTTCTGTGAGCCTTTCTTACTGGCATTGCTGCTGTAAATGAGTAGGTTGTTAATTTGCTCTGCCATGATTACCCCTTAGATAAAGCTATTTACTGTCGACTCTGCATCTTGCAAGGAAAGATTATAGATGTGGTAATACAGTTTGGTTTCAAAATCTGTTGCCCATCCGTTATTTACCATTTCTTGCAACTGTTTGACTTCTTCGTCCGACAGTTTGATGATTGCGATTTGCATGATTACATCTCCCGCATTGCTGCTTTAATCGTCGTGACACTGTAGGGTGCGCCGTCAGGGGTTTTGTCGCCATCTACGCGCACAAAGAACATTTTTGCTGCCAAGTCTTTAACGCTTTCACCATCCTTGCGAGTGTTTGAACGTTTGGCATCTTCGACGCATTCTTGCGCCATGCGATACAACCCTTCATCGTTATTTATCCACAGCGAAACATTCCAGGCATTCCAGCTGCGGAAACCGTTAAACGCACCGCGAGGATTCGTTTTCACTTCCTCCACCGCTACAATCGAGCCGGTGCGATGATAGACAGCGGTAGCGTACTCTAAAGCTTCCTCCGAACTGTTAAACGTTTTGTTGCCAGCTTTGAATTTCGACATTTTGTTTGCCCCTAAAGTTTGTTTGATAATGTTGTCTAGCTTCCGCTCGACTGATGCTTCTATCATGCCTAAGTACAGAAAGCACGTCAAGCGAAATTTGTGCTGTTCACATCATGCAACTGGGGTTTACTTGCGCTTTGTCCGACAATCTAATCATGTGTTGCCAGAATACAGGTTCCATAATCCCACATGATTTCTGATCCTCTATGAATTCCATGTTGCCAATTCTGTCAATCCACCAATCAACAGGATGATACTTTGAGAAAATAACATCTTCCATGGCTTATTCCCCAAAGTAAAATTGCTGGCAATATTGCAACAACACATCTTGTGGGATGATGCCGGGGGCTTCTGTCCAAGGCGTGCCCCAATCTTGGTATTCAATCCATGCACGGGTCGGTTCGCAATAGTCGTTCAGTTCACCCATGATACGGACAGCGGGACCACCAGTGCAGAGCAGAATTTGAAAATTGCTAGGAGATACATCTTTTTCGTCCGGCGCATGCCAGTCGCTACGCACTTGCACATCAAGAGCATCATCACGGATAGCTTCGCGGGCCTCTTCTTCGGATTCGTTGCCGTTTGCAGATTCTTCCAGTTCGCGCAGTTCTTCGGCGTACTCTGCGCGCCATTGTGCAAGCGCTTCCATAGCTTGCCTGTGCTCACGCTCTCCAGCCTCTGAGCTCGATACGTAATATTCCAAGTTTGCCAACTCGTCTTTCAAATCTTCCAGCCGATCATAATCAACGTTCAAAGCAGCTACCATTGCTCCGATACTGTTTGCTTGTGCTTTGGCTTGTTCGTATGCATTGTTGTCAGACATTTTGTTCTCCGTGTGTTTGATGTGCTTAGTATGCTTGTTCTTAATTTGCTTGTCAAGCTTTATTTGTTCAGAGTTCCACCGTGTTAGTGTACAGGTCATCGTCGCTGTATTCGCTCACGAAGAAGACAACACAATCTTTCTTGACATCTGCGCGCAATTGGTCGCCATAATCGCTCACGCTGTGACGAACCTTAGATGGATTATGATATACATGTTGCTTAACTTTCGTAAGCGCCTGACGCATGTTCTTTGCTTCAACCGTGAAACGATTTACCCATGCGTAATTTGCATCACCGCCAAAAGTGTCGGTCATTTCGATAAAGTATTTTGTAGACATGTTCATTTCTCCAGTTAGTTAGCGCCCCGTGCGCTGCGTCCATGTAGAGCATCTTACGTCGGAAAGAGAAGGCAGTCAAGCAACCAAAGCAATAAAAGTTAGAGGGACGCTTCTAAATTCTTTCGCAAGATTCTTGTTGACATAGCAGGCGTAAGAGTGATATTCTGTACTCACTTTCGGAAGAGGGACAATAGCCAAGTTTGCTAAGCTGCCGGGAAGTTAATCCGGACTCGTCTGTACTAAACGTGATGCGTCACAAAAAGAAAAGCCCGCATGCGCGGGCGTCTTTAGTACACTTGCCAACTAGGTACGTAACAATCATAACCTAGACAATTAACAATCATGATGTGCCGTCCTTTCCACAGCTTATAATCGCCGTTTGGCAACAGTTGATAATCGTAACCGATAGAAAGGCGGTATTCTACAACCGCCTGTTGCTCTGGAGTAAGGAATATCATTCTGCCTCAATCGTGTGTCCGCAAATTTCGTCAGGGTTGAAAGCTTGCACAATACCATCTGTACGCTTGCCAAAGATCGGCCCGCAATCAATTTCTTGGTCGAATGCAACGTACATCTTAACCATAGTGGGGTGCATCTTATGCGGGCGCATCATCGTCACAACGCCAGTGTACGGCACACCGTGAAACAAACCTTTTACGCGCTGGCCTTCGGTGAAGTATTGAGCATTCATTTTGTTACCCCTTCTATGTGTTGATCGAATGAGTACATCTTACAGACTCTCGTTTTCGGTGTCAAGCACTTTAAGACAAACAAGCCCACATAAGCACGATTCCGCAAGATTGGCTAAGTGTAGCCCTAACATACAAGCACAAACAGGGGCGTCTGGCACGTTCAGACAGATTTAGGACGTTTAGGGCGCCCTATATAGACTTGGTTCTAGGGGGATTGCCTTATCTCGCGAATCCTTATCACGCGAACGATCTAGAAAATCACACCACCCCGCATTTCCAAAACGTGTTTTCCGGCCCCATGAAAAGGAAAAGCCCTCACACCATTACAGTGGAGGGCTAAATCTGAAACATGCCTCGTGTTTCCCAAGGGGTAATGCATCCCCGCTCGGCACCCAACTTTCCCATCTATTCGTCTTTTCAATTCCAAAACCATTCCTAACGTCCCGCTAAAATAGCTTCCCGTTTTTCTTTCAAATGGTGTTCGTATTGCGCATAGTCGGCAAACGCAACGAAGCAAACAAACCCGATACCGACCGCAATCAACGTTTTCTTCACGTCATTCTCCTAGAAATAAAGGCACATGATGCCAATGAGAGTAACCACAGTACCGAAGCCGACAAGCATTGGTGACATCTTATAATCTTTCGTAGTGATTAGCTCGTAGGACAAATACCCTGCGAAGGAAATAATAGCAAGTGACAGCGTCTTTGCCAGATTGTTTAGCTCTTGGGCTTGATTTAAGAGTAGCAAGCCAAACGCATAAACGAACAACGTTGCTAGTGTGTATGCAAAATGCTTTACTGTGACAATTGTATTGTCCATAACATTCTCCGTTTTCATGCTACATTCCTTTTCACTCGTCGGGCTTCCATACCTTGAAAGTTCCAATAGAAGGGATCGATAATCATGTGTGTGTTGAGAAGACGAACACGCCCTCTTGTACCATAGTTTTTAAGCACAACATATTCTTCGTCTGCATACTCGATTATTTCCTCCCGCTTAAAAGGTTCTTCCTTGTTAGTGGTGCCCATCGCGTTTCTCATCGTATTTCCTTTCCTTTAAACACTCTCACTACAACCTAAAGTGTAATAAGTAGGTAACGCGCAGCTTGAATGAAATTGCCCATTTGAGCAGGCAAATTCCATGTATCTTCAAGCTCGTAACGAAGCCCTAGATGCTCCATCTCATCAGGCCATTGCTTCCCAGCAGACACTAGCCCAATGTAGGCGTATAGCTCTCGTCCCTGTACACTTACTACAGAAATTTCATCCATCGACAATTCAGCCATCCCGCTCTCCTGTGTTTGTTTATATGCACATGCTAGAGTAGAAATGGCTTTTAGTCAAGAGTTAATTGCTGGTTTTGAAAGTGTCGATTTGACTCACTTTCGTTCATCGATGTAGGCGATGAGGGCCTGCACTTTCTCAGCCACCGCAGTGACGCTTTGGCCCGTCTTGGACGCAACCATGACGTCAGAGAGCAGCGCCTGGAAGTCTACCGAATCGCCGATGCTCGCCGTCTTCCGCTCCGCCAGCTCGCGCTCAAGCTGGCGGATACGCTCGGCCTGCTCGCCTACTTCAGCATTCCTTGCGTTGATTGTTTCCCCTGCGAGAGATACGGCGGCATCGTACGCTGCCTGCAATTCTCGGATACGCTCGGCATACGGGGCGACGGCCGAGACAGCGAAGCTGCGCAACAAGCAACCTCGTCACCACACCATTTGTCGCATTGATTTTTGGTGTCGCTGGGGTATTGGGCGCGCAGTTTGCAACTGAATGCGACGACTTGCTGGTTTTTTGCGCGGCGCTCGAGTGCTTCCAGATTGGCGAAATCACTCACCAAGCCGCCGCCCGTACGCATGATTGCGAATTGGTCTTTAGGACGGGCTTTAGACCACTCCAGCCGATCCACCTCTGCCGCACCAATAGTGTGATGGCTTCCCAAGATGCGGTCGTCGTGCTCGCCGTCCTCGATGACGTGATAGCGCGGCTGATTGTTCGCGCCTACTACGGTATCCTCGCCAGCATTCGATGCATGGGAGTTTGTCACTGGCGTGCCATGTGTGCCCTGCTGGGCAAGGGCTGCGACATCTTCGGCGTAGGCGATCAGCCGGGCCTCAAGGTTCGGGTTGTCTCCGGCCACACCGATCAGGCTGTGCTTGTGCATCAGGTCTTCCAGTGCGCTTTCATCCATGTGCACCGCATCCCGGCTGGGTGCTGGGGCGCGGCCCTTGAGTGCGCGGATGCGTTTCGCCGGTTCGCCTGACTCGTACATTTCCTTAGCCAAGCACGCGGCTTCTTCCAGCAATGTGTTGCGCTCACTCGCGCTTGCCGTAGTGGCCGCAGGTTCGCCGCGCAACAGCTTCAAAACCTCGCCGATCAGGTATCTCGTGCCCTTGCTGGTGTCTAGGTTCACATGGATGGACTCCAGCAGGCAAACGGATTCCTCGATGGCGTCGGCGCTGACAGCCGCTCCATCCTGCTGGGTGGCCGGTGCATCCGCGTTCAGGCCATCCTTCGGGTGCTCGATGTCGTACTGCAGCGACTTCGGGCCGTACGCGCGCACCAACCCATCAAGGAACAGGATGCGGCGATCTTTGGCGTCAGCAGGTGCTTCGGGCGCGGCTTGCTGAACATCCTTAAAATACTCAAGCAAAATTTCAACAGCCGCATGTCGTGCGTCACGATGTCCAAATTCGTAGGTTAGCGCCTCGTCTTCAGTCCATGCTTCATGAATTCCAGTACAAGGAATATTCATGATTGCCATGTTCAGCTTGTGAATATCCATTTTATTCTCCTGTATGTTTGTTTAGTGTTTGGTGGATTGCTCAGATTGCATAACAGGTTGAACATCGTGTTCAAACACACTAGTCAATTCTGGCAGATCACTGGCCTCAAAATCTTCATGTGGGAACAGTGTTTGCAACTCTGTACACTTCATCCTGCATTCGTCTTCTGTGTCGAATTCATGTTCCCACATGACAACACCTTCGTTAGATTCCTTGCTGGGATATCGAATTACAAACCAAGTTATTTTGCCGGTCATGATGTCCTCGTATATTTGTTAAGACAGGGTAAGTTTAATCATAAGAATCTTAGCTGTCAACAGAAATTTTCACCAAAAAGAAAAACCCCGCACAAGGCGGGGCAAAGGCGCTTCACGAGGAGAGTTGTACATATAACATTGCTACAATGTTGACAAATAGCAAGCTTAATGGTAATATACTGTCATCAGGTAGTGCAATGCTGCCTGTGTAAGCCTGTAGTAAATCCCATCTAAACAATTTCCACATAGGAGAATCACTATGTCGCGTTCGTTCGACTATCGCAAAGCTACGCTTGAAGAAACTGCAAATCACCTCAACACTGTACAGCTTCAGGCATACAGCAAGTTAGTAGCATATTACACTAAAAAAGAAGATCACGCAATGCTTGCTAAGCTGGGGCAGGCGAAACATCTGGCAAAAATCCTCAAGCTGACGAAGGAGTATGACGCTCTGTATGGAGTGTCTTGATGGACTATAAGAGAATTTATGAGGAGTTAATCGAACATAGGAAGATGTTGCCTAAGCTTGAGGGCGTGTACTATGAGAGGCATCACATTGTCCCGAGGTGTATGGGAGGCGGAGATGAGGATGAAAATTTGATCTATCTTACTGCGGAGGATCACTTCATGGCTCACGCATTGCTCGCACACGCTTACAACACTCCGTCATTGTGGTGGGCAGTATTGTCAATGAAAATGAATAGTAAGCGTTTGAACCGTGTCATCAGAAACAGGCGGATGTTCGGTATAGCCAGAAGGAAGGCGGGAGGTAGCAGTAGACTAAAGGACGAAGTAAGGACATGGGTAAGAATTTCAGACGGGGCAAAATTTGAGCTAACTCGTAAGGAACTTATGGAGAAGTTTGAAATCCCTTTGAAGAAAACATCTGCACTGCTAAGCGGTATCACGAAGAGAGCGCTTGGATTTACAGTAGAGGGCGTAGACCCTCTCTATGAGAGTCGAGACAACAAAGTATACCACATAGTGAACGTAGATACAAAGGAGGAGTATCATTACACTAGGGAACAAATGAGAAGCATACTTGGCATGAGTGTGACGCAGTCTTGTGACATCGCGACAAAGAAGCAAGCGATATGTAAAGGTTTTTGCTTGTACTCGGTATTCTACGGACTGGACGAAGAATCTCTCAAGATTCAACCCGACAGGTTAGCTAAACATATGTATTACCATGTGTCAACTGGCGAAACTCTGTATCTCACGAAACCTGAAATATTGTCTCAATTCGGCTTTTCTCGCACAACTTTGTCACGATTACACGCAAAGAAAAAAGAGATTGTGAAGGGGTTTAAGTTGCTGGAAGAGGGGCCAGTCTTTGACCCCTCTAACGAGCATCGGATTACATTACACCCTTCAAAAGTTTGACAAGCTTGAGCGCAAACTGTAGTTCGGCCTCATCTACATCTGCCTGCGACACACCCGGACCGGGCACAGCAGGTTGAAGCAGAGTGGACGACTCAGCAGCCACTTGACCCAATTCGGAAAGATAGCGCTTCATTGCTGCCTCACTGCGCTTGTTCGTCTTTTTGTTATACGAACGTTTCGTCTTAGCTTTCTCTTCAGCAGAACGGACAACCTTTGCACCTTCAGGATTGGTTGCTGACGCAACGTTGGCAGTCCTAGCTTTCTGTTCAGGCTTCTTTGTTTCAGTGTCATGCATCTCTTGTGCAAGCTGTTGCAGCGTTTCCGGCTCATCCTTCTTCTCTTCGTCCTTCTGAACAAGCACAAGATTAGCATCGTTTAGCTTGCGTGGCAGAGGCTTCGTCTTCGGGAAACGCTGCCGAACAAGAATGTCATGCTCAGGGATGTTCTCGTGCTTGGCGTATGCACGTGCCACTTGCAACGCTTGTTCAGGATTCAGGTGCTCAGTGTGCATGTAGAAGTCATAACCAACCTCAACAGACTCACCGTTCATGAAGGCTTTCAGGCGTCCGTTGCCGGTTTGCTTCGACTCCACATCAAAAATTACTGGCGTGTTCGTCAGGGGATAGATGCGTGCGATAACCTGTTTCATGATGTTGCTCCTATATAGTGTTTGATTACGTTAGATTGCTTTGCCAGCTTCGACAGGCTCGCTTGTTGTTCGCTCGCTGTGTTTGCTGTCGATGGAATGCATAGTATCGCTACTTATCTTGGGTGTCAACAAAAATCTTTGTTAACCCCTATCTTTCTGTTCAAAATCGTGCTAGGCAGTGAAAATTCACAGCTTACCTGTATGCATGAACAGTTGTCGTACGTATCAAGTCAGTCAACTCCTACAGCATTGTTACAATTCTCACCAAAAAGCGTGAGAATTTTCTGTACATCCACAAAAGAAAGGCGTAACGTGATTGTAATTCTTACTGGTTCTATCTTCTGTGAGGTGGATAACGCTCAAACAAAGATGACGCCCTATCAGAACTAATAGGGGCATCGACAACGTGCTGGCGTAGGATGACATATAGGGGAATTGTCTCCCAGCTTATTGTCCCTCTCAGATGAGGGGAAGGGAGCCTTATTGTCCAGAGGAAACAGCAACAACGCTGTAATGGGCGAAGCCATGCTCAAAACTTTTGAAAGCTGCTCTAGAAGCGGAAGGGGAGGGGCTTGCCTAACGGGATGGGATTGCACCGAACGGTGCTGTGTAGAGGAAGGGTACGTTTATGAGACGTGTTTTTGAGGATAAGAAAATAGGCAAGAAGGGCAAGCTCTACACAATTTCCCGGTAGAGCCCATGCCCCTCATTGATCCCAAGGGTAATTGGACAGCAGCTCAGAATCCAATTTTTACTTTTGAACTTTTTCACAACTCGCAAATGAGATGGTTATCCCTTGTAGAATACCTTGTTGTACTTGGGTTTTAGGTTTTTAATACTTTCACGTTCTAGAGCACTTGCTTCTTTATCTGTAAGTCCTTCTTTTTGTATAACGGTTTCAATTCTATCTCCTAAAAAGAAATGTCTATTTAATTCGGCACAAGACGACTTTCCACTAGTAGGATGGAGAAACCTGTTCCCTTTCCCCTTACCTATGTACACGAGTTCTTCCACAACATATACGAAATAAACATAATATTTGTCGCATTTACGTACCTTCGGGAGGGATGTGTCCCGAATACTACCGCTATACAAATACTTGCTCTTGCAGTTTTCTTGTATATGTCCGGTATTAACCCATTGAATAGTTATGCGATTTGCATCGTATATTCTGAGAATAGAAAACTCCCCATCGAACTTCGATTTAAGAACTGAGCCTATAGGGAGTCGTGTTCTAAGAGTTTTGTGGTACGAAAATCCAAACTCTGCCCAGCTTACATTGCCCCTCTTAAGGTTTGCAACACCAACTCTTCTTCTATTTCCATAAGTATCTACTACGGTAACATTGGCAGTATTTATGTACTCTTCAATTTTGACAACCACTCCGCATGTAAGTACAAATTCATCTCCAACTTTAACTGAGGGTGGGGTCGGAACGTACTCCTTTTTAGCCTCATCTTTCTTTATAAATTCTCTCCAAGATACGCTACCTTCCTTAAGTTGCGAGTACCCTGTGGTTTTGGAATTTCCTTCTTCATCCTCCACCAACACTTTGTAGCAATTCTCGTATCTAACAATCTTTACGGTTATGCCACAGTTGAGTTTAAAAACTTGACCAACTCTTTTATCCTTAATTCGAGCATACGGAAGCGTAGCACTTTCCCAGTTCACCGTTTTAGCGGCTAGCTGTCCTGCACGAACCTCTTTCAAAGTTCCAAGCTTGTCAACCACACCAACAATGGCACCCTTTAAAACGTAGACCACTTCAAGCTCTACACCAGAATTAATTGTAAATTTATCTCCGACTTTGGCAAGCCTGCTAGTTTTGTGCTTTCCCATAAATTCCTCATAAACCCTCCTATCGGTTAATGAAAACAAAAAGGGCGCCGAAGCGCCCCACAATTTATTACTTTCCGTCCTTAGCTTTCTGCAAGTTATACTGCATTTGCATTGTTAGCCAATATTCTGCTGAACAGTCGAAAACTTTCTCAAGTTTTAAGGCCATACTTGCTGTAACATCTGCCTCTCCTCGTAACATCCTAGATACTGTCGAACTGTCTACTTCAAGCTTTCTTGCAAGTGCTACTTGGGACATACCTGTAGGTTGCAATAGATTTTGTTGAATAAACTGTCCGGGGTGCATCGTAACCATAATTTCCTTTCTTGTTTAATGGGCATTGCGCCATACACAAATAGTAACATGAGATAAGATTCTTGTCAAGAATTACTATTCCACTCTTTATGCATTTCTACAGCACGCTTTGCGGACGCAAGAATGTCTTCCAAATCTTCCTTCAAATCTTTGTGACCTCGTTGCCCGCTGGCGAGAGCCTTCTTGAGAAGATGCTGCAAGCAAGGGTCAACAACATTCCAAGCACGAAGGACATCGTACACATCAACCCATACACCCGGCTTCACTTCGCGCATGTATTTGTTGTGAGCATATTTATCATAGAATTCCTCATAAAATTTCTCCTCTTCAGGATCGGGGAGGTAGGTTTGAGGGCCAAGAATGTTTTTAGTTTCATCCTCGACGATTTCAAAGCGACTTTTCTTGTACGAGTTTACGTGACCTGCAATAAAATAATCCACTCCACTATTGTCCCCTACTGCCGTGTAAATTTCCCCTTCTTCCAACGTATTCTCCCACGTATCGTTATCAACACACCGTACTTTGAATGGGAATTTTCGTTGTATAACAGACACAACTTCCACATCACAAACCTTCAGAAGTCTAGAACCGTGTCCATACTCCCCTATTAGTCGATACCAACCCTCATATGCCAGTTCTTCTTCCACACTGAACACCTTACCAATTTGATCGCTATACCACAGATTAGATTCGCCTTGAATCACTTTAACTTTCATAAGTTCTCCTTATTAAACTCGACGCCAATCGGCTTTGCGACACTTCAGGCAGTGACGAAACTGTACAGCAGTGATGCGACCATCAATCTCTGCCCTGTCTACAACACCCCAAACACTCCATTTATGCAGCCCTAGAAAACACATGTTCCCTCCTAAAATTGTTGTGAACGGGAGCATGATGGCACAGAACAACAGACGTGTCAATAGCCTTCTTGCGTAAGAAATCTTAAGATTTCTGTTGACGACTCGCACAAGCTCGTGTACTATGAGCGAACATTTTGACACAAGGAGGGTCTATGCGAGAGTATCCTGTAGGAAGTGTTTGTGTTGTTAAGAAAGACAGAATTGCGAAAGGCACCAGAATTGGACTTGAGTGCACGATTTTAGATGGTCTTGAGAAGCGATTATCTGAAGAAAGTTTTGACGAACTATATCTAGTGGAACTTCAGACAGGTGCTAGGGTGTACGCCCAACACGATGCCCTGGAACTGAAACGCTTCCCGCCAAACACAGACGCTTGGCTGCGAGAGAAGGTGAACGATTTGTTGAACAATGTGCCGGATAACATTCTTAAGGAGGACTTGGCATGATTCATACTGCCTTCAAGAACACATGGAACAATATCTGCGATGGCACCTGCGAAACGCATGTAGGAGAGTGTAAAGTTGTAGCTGTACCGTTCGATAATCGCACATATTACTTTTCGTACTGTGACGAAGCGATTGCTGTTGATCGTGCACAAGGGTTTGATGTGGAAGTACAGAATCTGGTAGAGATGTCTCGTGTAGAAGATACAAGAACCCCAGCACAGAAAGCTCGTGAGGAAATGGGCCAGCCAGCGGACAGGGAGCGATGATGAAATACGTAATTCAATATGTAGAAGATGGTGCTTACGAATCTACTTTCGGTTCAGGCTGGCCCTGCTCGCTATCAGAGGCTCGTAAGTTTGACACGCGCAATGAGGCAGAAGATCACGCACGAACCTTGCATGAGCATGTCATTGTCGAGGTTGACTCTTGAGCACAAGCAATGCCCTGTTGCTGGCTCTTATACTTGCAACAGGTGCAAACGTTAAAGCTGCCGACGATATCTGCTTGAGGGCTGTGGCGTACAAGGAAGCTGGCAACCAACCTGTGCGTGGAGTAGCAGCAGTTGTGCAAACCATCAGACACAGGGCTAAGAAGCGTAAGAAAAGTGTATGCAGTGTTGTACGTGAGTCACATCAGTTTTCGTCTGTGAAGCGTGACATGAATCTTAAAGCTGTAAAAATTCCTAAGAAATTTGTAGACAAGTTCAAAAAAGCTGCTACAATGAACGCCGTTGTAAGCAAATGTGTTGACAGTTTTCACTCAGGGGCACCGCCTAGTTGGGCAAGCAAGGGCAAGTTTGACAGGCGGATTGCAGATCATTCATTTTATTGTGTTGGAGTGTAGGAGGGGTTATGGATTGGTCAGAGCACGTATATTACGACGAAACAAGCCCGTCCTGCCTGAGGCGGGCAAAAGACGTGCATCTACGAAATAGGTTGCTTTGTTCTAAAGGAGATGTTGCTGGAAGTATTGGTTCTGGTGGTTACTATGAGGTCCGTATCTGCAATAAGCTATATTATGTGCACAGAATTATCTGGGAAATTCTAAACAATTCTGAAATACCTTACGGACTAGAAGTGGACCACATAAACCGTGACAGGCTATGCAATATAGGATCAAATCTAAGAGTAGTAACTAGGAAAGAAAATTCACAAAACCACACAATTAGGTCGGACAACACGAGTGGCGTAACTGGTGTGGGAATAACAGATAGCGGACATAATCTGTACTGGACTGCACGATGTTGCGTGAATGGTGAAAATATTCAAAAGCACTTCTCAATTGAAAAGATGGGCTACGACGGTGCATTTCAAGCAGCGGTAGAATGCCGCAAACAGATGCTAGACGATATGAACGCAGTAGGGTGCAGTTATACAGAAACTCACGGAATTTAGGAGGTATTATGGGAGTAGATTTCGATGCATTCTTGGGGATTGGTAAACGCTTTACTAGCGAAAGTGCTGCAAAAGATTTTCTTGTCAACCACACTCAACTGAGTGACGACAGGATTGATTATATGCTTGACGGTGGTGAACATAAAGGTATGTCTGCAACGTGCCTCGATTGCTACAGTGGGCAAGATTGGTTTGTTGGCTTTGAAGTTGGAGGAGATGCCCCTGACACGTTGATTAATAACGTTGTGGATGCTCATGAACGTTGGGATGAGATGGTACAAGATTGTCCTGCGCGTGTAGTGCATGCTGTGAAGGTGTGGTGATGACATCAATCTACGGAATTCTTGACACGGAAACTAACGAGTTTGTGTCTTATAACAGCAAGTGTGCTTGGAGTAAAGTTGGCAATGCAAAGAACGCTTTTAACCTGCACACGGGGGCAACACATTCTTGGTACAATCCACCTCGACCCAAATTCGATGAACAAACACGTTATGTCATCGTAGATTTGACAGAAGCCTATTTTCGACTGGAAGGATTGATGAAATGAAACTTGAAGACCTGAAAGCAATGCTTGACGAAGAGTGTCTTAACAGCTACGGCGAAGGCTGCTACGACATTGATAACATTGACATTGATGATGTGCATGGCTTGAAAGTTGTTCAAGCTGGTGAATGGGTGCAGGACGGTAAATATCAATATCACGAAGAGATTGTGCAAGACAACGAAGGCAATTACTTCTGTATCCACAACACTCGTACTGGAAGCTACCATACGGACTGGTATTATTGCGAGCCAAGTGTTAGCCAAGTTAAGCGTGTTGAGAAGGTTGTGACTAAAACTGTTGTTAGCTGGGAGGCTGTGTAATGGCAGCAGCCGATTACAAGCTCTGCGACATTTGCATGAGCAAGACATTCTACGACAGTAATCTTGATTATTGTTTTGTAGAGTACCCTGAACATGGGCTTCGACTTGGCGATTGGAAAGTGATTTGTCAAGATTGTGCGAAAACTCATGAAGTGGTGATTAAGGAGAAATAATGCCAAAATTTAGCGTATCTCTATGGGCTACTTTTGAAGCCGATAGTTGGGAAGATGCTTATCTAAAAGCTGACCAGATTGACACTGCATTACTCTACAATGGTGAAGTAAGTGTGGACGACACAGGAATTATTGATGTCGAGTGCTCTGATGAGGAATACGAGGAGGGCGAGTAATGTCTTGGTCACGAGGTAGCGAATTCGCAGAGCGCATGATTGTCATTATGGAGGCTCTGCATGACGGATTTTATGCTAATGGTTTAGAAGAAGCTTTCTTTGAAATGATTGAAGCATTTGAAGATTTCGATTGTGACACTCTGCACGAGTGTCTTGGTATGTCGGAAGAGTTTGATGCTGCTTATAATGAGCGGTATGTTGATTGGGAGGAAGGATGAACAACGACATGATGAAAAACTTTGAAGCACGTATGGCTGATAAGAAAGCTAACAAGCCGAAGCTGCATGACTTCACGGCTGAGTTTAAAATTGGCATCAAAGCTGTAGACGAAGAAACTGCACAACAAACGGTCGATATTATTAGCAAGCATCTTGAGAGTTTTGAGGATATTTCTAGTGCTAAGGGAGTGTTGAAGTGAAAAAGTCCGTAATTGTACACACTGAAAAACATTACGAAATCGATATTGCTGATAGCGTTCTTACGCAAGAGTTTATCGACGGGTTTGAGAAATACATGTGGGAACTTGGGGGTTTCACTTTGGAGCAAAAGCATAACGACTTGTTTGCGTATGCGGCACGTATGCTTGCTCAAGGTGAAGAATATTTCATCGAAGGGATTGGTAAGATTGCTAGTGTTCACACTGTAAAGTTCAAGCAAGATCGAGGCGATAAGATCGATGTTGTGTGGAATGATACGTGTGAGGGTGTGGAGACGGAGGTGGCAGGATGAACCTTTTCAGCGATTGGGAAGACGGCCCTGACGAGGATACCAGCATGTTTTCGCATTGGCTGGAGGATGTTCCAGACGGGCATCCTAAAAGTGCGTACAAGGACGATGGCGATATGAAATTGTTTAAGGATGAAGAATGATTGAAGTAAAAGGCAAAGCCAACATTGTTGCACGTATTCTTGCTGACAGTATCAACGAGCAAGGTAATCGACTGACAACTTGGGAAGTGGAATATCCGCGCCTGATTCACAGTGAACTGATGACGCATCGTATGTTCTCTCGCAATGCTGCAAGCAGCCGTGCTATTCCGTTTGCTAAGATGGTTGAGCAGCTTAAAGGCCGTCCTGTGCGGTTTGGTAAGAATCAGGCTGGGATGCAGGACGAGGGCGAGGATTTTAGCGCTCCAGTGGTATTTGGGGAGAATGAGCGAAGCCCCGAATCTGCTTGGGAGACTGCCAAGGATGTTGCGGTTGTATTCGCGCAAAGATTTGCAGAAGCGGGCTACCACAAACAAATTACAGGACGTTTGACCGAACCCTTTCAGATGATGAAAACAATCATCTCTGCAACGGAAACTGCAAATTTCTTCTGGCTGCGTGATGATAAGGCTGCTGATCCTACTATTGCAGAGCTTGCACGAGTGATGAAATCATCTTATGAGCAAAGTGTGCCAGAACTACTGAAGGCTGGCGAGTATCACTTGCCATATATTGATATTTGGAATGATCACGCCGTTAGTCTGCGAGGTTACAGTATTGATATCGATGGCGAACCTAAGACTCTTACGACGGAACAAGCTATCAAAGTAAGCTGCGCCCGCTGTGCAGCCGTATCTTACCGTAACGAAGGATATGGTCTGGAGAAGAGTCTTGAAGTATATGAACGTCTGCTTGGCAGCGATAAGAAGCATGCTTCCGCGTTTGAGCACGTTGCTAAGCCGATGATGAATACACATTTTTACAACGGCATCAACGTTAGTGGCACTCCCGGCACGTGGGAGGAAGGCATCTCGCACGAGGATCGTAACGGCAACCTGTGGAGTGGTAACTTCTGCGGATGGATTCAGTTCCGTAAGACGATTGATGGTGAAAATTACGTAGTAAAATAGTTGTTGACAACACCCCAAACACTCTGCCATACTGCTTCCTGTGCTCTACAAAGCACACATTTCTACAACAACTAAGAAAGGTAATACTATGAAAAATACCATCACCGCTCTGTTCATGTCGTTCGCCGCTGCTTCGGCATTCGCGCAAGGCATCCCTGTTTCCGCTTCTTATGAAGCTCCTGTTTCTGCTTCCGCTGTAGCAGACGACGTTTCGGCCCCCGCACTGGCATCTGATGCAAAAGATGGCCGTCGTCCTGCCCCGTCGCTGAGCGATTGCTGTGGCGTCCCTGTCTCGGCTCCGCAATATGCTAATAAGGAAGAGGACGACTCGGATTCGCTGGCAATGGCTGGCCTGGGCTTCGGTCTGTTTGGCCTGATGGGTGTCACGAAGCTGGCTCGTCGGAAGAAGCATATTAAGCAGGTGTAATTTGTAAGGGAGGGGCCGAAAGGCCCTTTCATTCAATCTAAGGAGGGAGTATGAAACGTAGTATTGCACGTAAGTGGGCTAAGGCTCTGGAAAGCGGTGAGTACAAGCAGGGTAAGGGTCGTCTTCGCGATGGCGACAAGTTTTGTTGTTTGGCCGTGCTTTGCAACCTGCACGCACAAGAGCATTCTGAGATCGCTGCTGTACAGAAGTACAAGTCGGTTTATCTTGGAGAGAAAGCTGTATTGCCTCTGGAGGTGCAAGTGTGGGCAGGTATGACCAGTAATGACGGGTATATCACGTACGACAGTTCACTCATTGCCATGAACGACAGGGAAGATAAGTCGTTTGCAGAAATTGCCAAAGTCATTCGCAAAGAGTACAAGAAACTTTAATTTGAGGGGATACTATGAAAAAGCTTATCGGTTTTATTACATTTATTTACGCAACTCAGGTTAATGCTGTCGTGGTCGTGTCGGCCCATCCAGCAGCAATTGCAGCACATGCGGCCACTGTATCGGCTCACACTACTGTCACGGCAGCACACCCCGTTGTAGCGCAGCGTCCTGCGGTTCCTACCCCTCGCCCTGTTATTGCACAACCTGTCGTGGCAAAGCCTACTCCTGTGGTCGTTGTTCCGCACGTTACTCCGTCGACTCAGAAGAAGTGCGATGAAAAGATTAAGAAGGATTGCAAACAAGGATAAACCATGAAAAAGATTATTGCTTTTGCTGCTGTAGCACTTGCCATGACGGGCTGCTCTAGCTACGACCACAACGAATGCCGCAACAGTGTTGTCAAAGAAGTTGGCACACAAGACGTTGTGGAAATTCATCCGTTCCGTTTCGTGGCTCGCGACTCCAAAGGTGCCATCTGGTACTACGAGACGATGAATCAGTTGGATACGCGAATTAGTAAGAAACAGCCTTTGTTTGTTGCCGGTAACTGAGGAGAAACTTATGAACAAAATTATTTTGTGCGCTCTTGTGGCGGTTCTAGCAGCAGGTTGCACAACTCGCACTGAACACGGCGAATGTATCGGCGTTCTGCAAGACAAGAAGCCTGATCTGGAATACAAACTGTCGGGTTGGAATACGTTCCTTGCTGTCGTGTTCAGCGAAACTATCGTTGTTCCTATTGTGGTGGTTGCTGACGAATTCCAGTGCCCTGTAGGTAAAAAGTGAAATCCTACAAAGTAGTGGTAGAGCACGATGACCACTTGTACAAGATTGGTACAATTGTTAAAGTGGCCTATTCTTACGGCTCTGACGAGTACTGCTGGTATGTCGATGACGAGGGTACTTGGCAGATTTTGCATTCTAGTGAAATTGTGGAGGAAGAATGAAAGAAGTCTTTGAAGATTTGATTTTGCTACTCAAGCTTCACAGCGATCACTATTTCTACGAAGCTGAGGATGGCTCAGATGTGTTCGATCCTACTGCGCTCTACTCGGAGATTAGAGGTTTTGCTGAGGAATTTCAGAAACAAATTAATTAACATTTAGGAGGCTTTATGAACAAATATAAGATTCATATCGAAGACGGTGTTATCACTGTTTGCTTGATTAAAGATGACGCTGTTTGGGCATTCTATTTCGATGCAGGCGGTGATGAGGGAGGTGTTGCACAAGAGATGTATGATTTGCTTCTAAGTACTGGTGTGGATGTTGAGATTGAGGAGGATTGATGGGTTATCAAACTAATAAAGAGGAGTTGTGTCAAGACTCATATTGGGTACAGCAAGGGCACACTGAAGATGAGGACGGAAATCCTTTAGTAAGTCGTTGTGAATGGGTGGCTGATAGTACGTACAGCGATGTTTGTAAAACTTGTGGTGCTGTAGCTTGGTATGGATAGTGGAGGGCTGATGCAAGATAAATTTGAAATTGAAGTGCATGCTGAAGGCGTGCATGTATGGGTAACAAATTGGAAAGGTGTCTTTGGGCTGGGTGCTGACATTATGACAGTCATGACCCCTCAAGAAATTGCACAAGAAATTTATAACTTGTTGGCAATGAGCGGGCATGAGGTGAAGTTTGAGGAGGATTGATGGGTTATTGGAAAGGAGAGAAGAATATGGCAGCAACTAAGAGTACAGGCAGTCGATACGAGCCTCAAGAGACGATGGAGGACGTGGCGAATTATCCTGTTCTCGCAATTCCTGAGAGGTTTATTTCCAAAACAGCAGCAGAGCATTTTGGTATCAAAACAGCACTTAGCCCAAAAGATGGCAAGACCCCTATAGCGCACTACTTTCCTTATCATTACGATGGGGAACTAGTTGGGTACAAGAAGCGTGATCTGACTGTACCCAAGATGGCAACGGGGCACTTCTCGGTAGTTGGATTCCAATCCCCTAAGTGCGACTTGTTCGGCATGCACTGCGCTAACAAAACGGGTGGAAAGAAGGTTGTCATCACTGAGGGTGAGTACGACGCTGCTGCAACGTGGACTGTGATGAAGGAGAAGTATCCCCAAGCAAATCCTAATGTGGTGAGCATCGCCGCAGGAACAGCTAATGCCGTGCAAAATCTTGGACAAAAGCAGAACCAATCTTGGTTGTCCAAGTTCTCCGAACGTATTACCGCGTTTGACGCAGACAAAGCCACACAAGAGGAACGAGAGAAGCAAAAGATTATGAAGGGAAAGGATGCTACAGCAGCAGTGTACAGCCTTATGCCGGATATTCTTGTTGCAGACTTGCCGGATGACTACGACCCTGTTGACATGATCCGAGATGGTATGGCTGACCAGTTGTATTGGTGTGTCATGAAGCCTAAAAATTATACTCCGGATGGCTTCGTCAAGTTTGAAAGCTTCGCATCTAAAGCCTCAGAACTGCCTCAGCTTGGTAAGCCGTGGCCGTGGCCCTCAATGACCAAGCTTAGTCTTGGCCGTCGTCTCGGTGAAGGGCACTACATTGGGGCTGGTGTTAAGATTGGTAAGAGCGAGTTCGTCAATCAGCTTTCCGAATACGTCATCAAGGTAGAGAAAAGCAAGATTGCCCTCTTTAAGTTTGAAGAGGAGCCAGAAATCACTTGTAAGAAGATTGCCGGTAAGATGTACGGTAAGGATTTTACGAATCCTGAGAAGGTTATCTTTGTTGGTGATGACGGAGTTCTGCGAGACATTTACGGCAACGACATCTACGATACGTCCCGTGGTTATTTTGACCAAGAGACTCTTACCAAAGCTGTTAACGAGGTTGGCGATTCTGTCATCTACTACAACAACTATGGTGCATGTTCGTGGAGCGTTGTTAAGGGTGCTATCCGCCATGCTGTTCTTGTGGAAGGTGTGACTGATATCGTTCTTGATCCGATTTCTAGGATGGTGCAAGGTTTGACAGCAGCGGAAGCAAACACAGAACTTGAGCGTTTCGCAGATGAACTTAGTAAGATGGCGAAAGACCTTGGATTCATCTACTACTGCTTCTGCCACTTGAAGGCTCCTGAGAGCGGCCCAGCACACGAACGTGGAGGCAAGGTGTTGAGCCACCAATTCACAGGCTCGCGTGCTATGATGCGAAGCACGTACTACATGTGGGGTATCGAGCGTAACAAAGATCCTGACATCAGCCCCAAGGAGCGTAACACTTCTACAATAGTTCTGCTTGAAGATCGCAAGTATGGCCGTAGCGGGTATTTCAAGGTGTACTATGACCAAGAGACAGGCAACTATCTTGAGCCGCCAGAGGGGTTCTTGGAGAGCAGCGTCGAGCGTCTTGCAGACTATGCTGCAATCAGTAATACGGGGCACAGTTTCTAATTGACACAAGGGCAGAAATGCCCTACAATACACTCTAACATTTTTAAAAAAAGGGGGGAATATGCCTTACTGTAAATTTGAAAACATGAAGATTGCTTTGTCCGATCCGTTCGCTAATCGCACACATGTTGCTAACGTGCTGCACAAGCTCGGCTATCAATTCTTAGGAGATGCTGAAGTATATAACAGTGCCAAAGCGTTCTTCACCTACAACTCAGGCATCATTATGAAGACGGATGACATGGAGTATTTCCAATCGCATCCGAATGAAGAGTATATACTTGTGGGGGATGAGTTGAAGAAGGCGAGTGAGTGGTTTAAACAACCTACTACGCCGTTGTTTGTGCAGCCCTGTACCCCACCAATCCCTTATCTTTTTGTAACAGATGAACAAATCATCGCAAAGCAAAAAGCTGTAGCAGACAAAGTGCTTGACAAGCTGTTCTCGATTGATCCATTTGCAATTTGTGCTGGTGGTGCACCCCGTGATTGGCACTTTGGTAAGCCTGCCACCGATCTTGACATTTTCTTTTACTCGGCAGTGCCTCTTACCGGATTGATTGAAAAGATGCTTGAGCACGTTGGTATCAAGATTAACACTGTTCGTACATCTGAGAGTCTACCGGAGTGGTATCAGCTTAACCCACACCTGAATTGTGTGTACGAAACCACTGTAGATGGCATCAACGTACAACTCATGTTGATGCGTCAAGATACTTATCGTAGCGTTGTACCAGAGTTTCCATTTAGCATTTGCAAAGCTTGGTACAAAGGTGGTAATATCTCCCTTGATCGTGACTTCAAGAACTGTGAGAAACATAAGATTGTTGTGCAAACTAACAAGTTGTACAGTGACGAACACAAATACGTGCAGAAGATCAAAGCAAAGTTTCCGGAGTATAAGTTCTTTGGTACGTGGGAAGACGCTTACAAATATGTGTTTGAAAAGGGGAGTGTGTGATGGCGTTCCATACGAAAGAGCTTGTACGAGAATATTGGGCAATGGGGTTTAGTGTGAATGACTCTTTAGCTGTGCTGAATATCCAGTTTGACGGTAAGTTTACTTGGGATCAAGTGGCAGACTTGTACATGCAAATCGAATGTGAGGAGGAAGGCAAGTGATGCGAATCCCTGTAAAGAGTGACAGCGAAGCATTCTACGAGAAGCTTCAGTATGGGTATTCCGATACAGAATGGTGGTGCCTTACGCGAAACGGTCAAATTGTACGCTGGCTTGATGAGTTTGAAGTGAACAAGATTGAATCTGTTATTGACTATATGACTAAGGAGTTGGGGTAATAATGTTTATTTTCGTATCGGCTATGTTCTTCGTAGGGTGCGTGTGTACAGGAGTTGGCATAGGATATCTGGCACATAAGATTTTGGATAAAATTTTTGGGAGTAAATGATGGGCTACTGTGAAGCAATGGAAGCAGCAGGTGCTAAGGTGTTGGCGTTTCAAGAGTTTGGAAGCTACCAAGGTGAGTGGTATGCAAAAGTCGAGTATAATGGTGAGGTGGGTTGGGTGCAAGGAAGTTATGGCTCCTGCTCAGGCTGCGATGCTTTTGAAGGTGAGTTTGGTTACACTTGGTATGACGATCTTAGCGAAGATGAAAAGGCCGAGTATCAACGACGGCTGGCTGACTTTGGACGAACCTATCTTGACACTATTCTCCCGCAAGAAAAGCAGGAAGAATTGCTGAACAACGTTGTAGAGGAAGATCATTGGTATTACGAAGACTATCAAGCAACTCTGGAATTTGTGAAAGGTAATCGATAATGAAAGCAGCACTTATTCAACGACAAATTAAATTGAATGAGCAGGTGTTGACGGGCTTGCACGAGGAGTATAATGCTTTGCGAAATCAGCGTGCAGAGTACAACAAGATGGCTGATGATTTTGATATTCATTCGTTCAAAGCAGAAGGTGATGATGAGGTTAATAAAGCTATCGAGTTCCGCAAGCAAGAATGTCTTTATCGAGAACAAGCAGCAATCTTCACACCCTACATTCGCAAGTTCAAGAAGAAGATTGCTGGGCTGGAAGAGATTCAACGGGCGCTTAAGGATGAACTAAAAGCGGAACAGGCCATAGAAGCATGGTGCTCTGGCGTGGATGTAGATTGGCAGAATTTGGTCAAGCTTGCACAACAGGATGATTATCAGGTGACGTATAGCTACGATCAATTGGCTGAGATGTTTGGGGAAGACTAATGGACAATCTACATTTCTTCATGTTCTCGTCTGGTGAGTATAGCGACTACGGTGTCGGAGGCATGTATGTTTGCGACCATGTTGTTACTACAAGTGAGTGGGAGCAGTTTGCAGCGGACAAGCTTGCACAGCGACAGAAAGCTCGTAACGAGAGTGTTACCAAGTATAAGGCACGTACAGGCGAAGGAGACGATTATCACGGCGTGCCTGTTGACTGGTATGGTAGCGACGAGTACGAAGAATGCTGCAAATACTGCGATGAAAATTGTTCGCAAGATTTGTTCATTAAGGCGCATAACATGCGTAAAGTGGAATACACGGAACTTTGGGAATATTGATTAGGAGATAACTTTGAACAAGAAGTGGATTTACGATATTGAGACATACCCAAATGTGTTCACCTTTAGCGTGATCCGCGAAGACGGTAAGTTTGCAAACACGTTTGAGGTAAGTGGTAGGAAAAACGAAGTTGACCGTATTCTCAAATGCCTCGACTATGTAGCTGAGCAACAGGACTTTCTTGTAGGATTCAACAATCTTAATTTCGATTATCCTGTTGTCCACAAGTTGTTGAAGCTGCGAGATGGTAAGATGCCTGTTAAGGGTGAGACTATTGCTCGCAGGGTGTATGGGTATGCACAAGAACAGATTGAGAGTATGAGAGGTGAGTTCGCCAATACCGTGAAGGCTGAAGAACGCCATTGCAAACAAATCGACTTGTTCAAGGTTCATCACTTCGATAACAAAGCGCGTATGACCAGTCTTAAAATGCTGGAATTCAACATGCGTTCTCATAACATTGAAGACCTCCCATTTCCCGTTGGAATGGAACTTAGCAATGAACAGATTGACGAGCTTAAGCGATACAATGCTCACGATGTTCGCATGACTCTGGATTTCTACAAGCATAGCGTTCCAAACATCGAACTTCGCGAGACTCTTACTGCAAAATATGGTCGTGATTTCATGAACCATAATGATACAAAAATCGGCAAGGACTACTTCATCATGCGTCTTGAAGAGTCCAAGATTCCTGTTTATAAGATTGTTAATGGTAAAAGGCAGATTAATCAAACGAAGCGGGATGTTATTCGTATCAAGGAATGCTTGTTCAATTACTACGACTTTAAACGTCCAGAGTTCATTGCAGTCATGGACTGGCTCTCTAAACAAGTAATTCGTGAAACGAAAGGTGTGTTCACAGACATCGAAGAACACAAGCTTGGTGACGTAGCTAAGTTTGCTGAGATGGTTGTGAAGCGCAAGAAGCTTAAAGGTGAGCCATCTAAGTCAGAATATGATGCATTTCGCAGAGAGCATCCTTGTGGTTGGGTTGACAAAGTTGAGTTGAAAGCGAAGAAAAAAGGTGAGACTCAATATTCTTATTGGGCTTGCTGGAAGGTAGCTGAAACTCTCAACGTTGTTATCGACGGCTTTAGATTTGACTTTGGTACTGGAGGCATCCACGGTAGTCTCAGCAGTAAAATTGCTAAGAGAACTTCTGTGTATGATATTGTTGACGCTGACGTAAGTTCCATGTATCCTAACATTGCCATTGCGAACAAGGTGTATCCTCAACACTTAGGGGTAAAGTTCTGCGACATTTATGAGGACGTGTACGAACAGCGAAAATCTTATTCCAAAGGCAGTGCTGAAAACGGTATGATGAAGTTGGCACTGAACGGTGTGTATGGCGATAGTAACAACCAATTCAGTCCATTCTACGATCCAGCTTACACCATGAAGATTACGATTAATGGACAGCTTTCGTTGTGTCTGTTGGCTGAAAAGCTGCTTGAAATTGAAGGGTTGAAGCTGATTCAGGTGAACACTGATGGTGTTACTGTGGCACTTCGCAAAGACACTCGTGCTCAGTATGATGCGATTTGCGAATCGTGGCAGAAGCAAGTTGGTTTGCAACTAGAGTTTGCTGAGTACGAAAAAATGTTCATCCGTGACGTGAACAACTACATCGCCCTCTACACGAATGGCAAGACAAAGAATAAGGGCGCTTATGAGTACAAGGACTTGGGATGGCATAAGAACCACTCGTCTCTGGTGATTCCGATGGCTGCTGAGGCTGCGATGCTTCACGGAACAGATATTCGTGAATTCGTCATGAACCACAAGGAGCGATTTGATTTTATGCTTCGTACTAAGGTTCCTCGTAACAGTCGTCTTGTTCTTGTTATGGATGATGGCAGCGAAGTCCGGCAACAAAATATTTGTAGGTATTACCCTAGTAAATCGGGTGGTAAGCTTGTAAAAATCATGCCTCCTCTTGAAGCTGGCGGTGAAGAACGTAGATTGTCAATTGATTCGGAATGGAAAGTGCGCCCTTGCAACAACATGGATGACTTTGACGGAGATATCGATTATGATTACTACGTAGCTGAAGCAGAGAAACTCGTTATTAAACCATAGGACAACACAGAAATGCGTTTTAAATCGTACTACGAAGGGCAAGCGGCATATGCAAAAGGTAAAACCATCAACCCATACGAGGATGGCACAGATGAGCATGAGTACTGGCAAGACGGCTTTGACCACGCCCAACAAGAAGCACTCGACAAAGAGTACGTCACGAACGTACGGAGCAGGAATGCGCAACAAGGGTATGAGTACTAGAGATGTTGCTTGGAATGGGCACGGGTGGCAAGTTGTGCCAAACAGATTTTATACGGAGGAATGATGGAAATCAAAATTGAAATGACAGAGCTTCTAAAAGACATGAAGGAGTACACTGACAGGTTTGAATACCTGATGTTCTTTCAGCGGCTAGTAGCGGACACAAGCCCTGTTTTGGCAACAATGGTGAATGACGCATATGTCGAGGCGTATGGCACAGAAGTGCCGAAAGAGCCTAAGCATACAAAGGGTTGATGATGAACCTAACCTTCCGAGTACAAATTCACAACATCACTGACGAATATTTCTCAGACGACCAATACGATTATACAATTGGTTGGGTGAAGCAGAAACTGCAAGAAATTGCAGATGGACTTGGTGGCAACCTTTACGATGTGGAGATGAAATGAAACAAGTGTTGAACAAGGAGATTAACAATCACAACCGAAAGATTGAACAGCTTCAGCAGAAGATTAAAGATGCTCAAGAGGTTTGTCAGCACGAGGGTGTTAAGAAAACTCCCGGCGCTAACACTGGCAATTGGTGCAAAGATGACGACAGCTATTGGTACACGTTTGACTGTCCTGTATGCGGAAAAATTTGGAGGGAAGATCAATGAAAGTCAAAGAACTTATCGAACACCTGAAGAAATTCGACGGCAACCTTGAAGTGTACGGATATTGCGATCATGGACAATCGCCTGAGATGGTTAGTGCGCCGAGCTATATCTACACGGATAGCAAGAGTCACAACCTTTACGATGAATGGGCAAGCGACCCAGAGGACGCTGAGGACGCTGGATATTCTGTGTTGGCGGTGTTGCTGTAATGACAGTCAGACGCAAGCCCTCTAACCAGCTTAGAGCCACCACAAGGGAAGCTTCTGATGAGGACTATAAGATTCTTGCTGCTGCTGTTGTAGAGGCAATCACATTGAAGAGGAAGGATGTGCACATTCGCTTCCCTTACTTCGTGAGCTTGCCAGAGGACTTCCCAAAGGGCATCTTGTACAAGAAGGATGAGCTTTACAACTATTTCCGCTGTAAGAGCTTCAAACTGATGGACTGGCTCTACAACCACGGACACGCAGCACAAGATGCAAAAGGTGTTGTAAAAAGCCTACGCTGTGTTAACAATTTTATTGGTGAGATTGATAGAATGCTTGTGTCGCCAGAGAAAATAGTGTACAATGACGTTTCAGTTATTAAGGAGGATGTATGACTAAAGAAGAAATCGAGAAGCGCATTGATTTCCTGCACGACGAGCGCCAGAGTCTTAAGGATGAGATTTACAACATCGAAGACGAAATCATCGAATTGGAAAATGAACTTCGGAGTATGAAATGAACGACAATAAAATTGTTATTGACGATGCACCAGTTGTAGAAGAAGCTCATGCTGTCGTCCTGACACGAGAGCAAGTGGAGAATGACATCGCTTATCTGCAATGGCTCATCTCTCGTGATGAAGAGTATGTAGAGGAGCGTCATCAACGTCTGGAGATGCTGTATGGTCTGCGGGATAAGATGGACGAGTTGGAGGCAGAATGAAAAGCTTTGAAGAGGTTACTTATTACGAAGATGTCGAAGAAGAAAATGGACAACTTTACGGCATCGGAGACTACTGGAGTGTTGTTTTGTACGACAAGACAACTGGTGATGTAGTTTTCCGTGGTGGAGATTACTATCACGATAAAGGCACAGAAAAGCTGGACGGATTCTATCAAGGGTTGGCATATGCTGGAATCGAGTACGAAGTTTCTTGTCGCGATGCCAAACATGAGTGATCTAGCCTACAGGTGGATGCTCGTCAAGATTGGCTTAATTTTAATATGGGAGGACATTCTTGAGCTATTCCGAGCAAAATAAACAATTCTTCACCCGTAAGATTTTGCTTCGCAATGTCGAACTAGAAGTGGAATTCAGGTTCTACCAAGCTATTCCTGCAACAGCAGATGAACCTGAGTCGTCAGAGGAAGTGATTATCGAAGCAGTGTATGTTGATGATATTGAAATCAGCAATCTTCTTGGCACAAAAGCTTGGGCTGAGATTGAAGCTGAAGTGTTGAAACTTTATGATAGTAAGGAAAACGAATGCTGATTTTCTATCTTGTTTGTTGCTTACTTTGGCTGGCCCTCGTTCTGTGCAACTTGCACTTTGCTGAAAATAAGTTGACAGGGAAGCAGACTTGCATTTCTGTTGTGCTGGGAATCATCCCGTTTGTTAACACTCTTTGCATTCTTATGGCAGTTTTCATGGCTTATAAGGTGGTTGAAGAGGAGACTAATAAGTAGTAAATGCGTCCTGCATTCTCAGGACAAGGAGGAATCGCCAAGGGGCATTCCGCAAGTGCTGTAAATTATTTAAACGTAGTTTGAAAATCAAGTGAAAAGGAAACAAAATGGCTGATAAAAATCAATACGGTGTTCTGAACAATGTTGTGCTGGCATACGCTAAGATCGCTGAGCCTGTTAAGAAGTATCAATCTGAAGACCTCGTGTACGAAGTTGATTGCATCGTTGATAAAGCAACTGCTAAAGCTTGGAACAAGCAATTCTCCAAACAGAAAGCTAAGGAGTTTGATGCAGAAGAGTTCACCGAGAAGTTCAAGATGGAACCTCCGTTTGGTGGCGAAGAAGTGTTTGTCATCAAAATGCGCAAGCCTGCATCGAAAGACGGCGAGATGTACGACGAGAAGTACCGTCCGAAAGTTCTGCTTGATATGGCAGATGGCGAGCGTGTAGATATTACGCAATCTCGCCTGATCAGTAACGGAAGTAAAGCTAAAGTGTCGTATCGCATCACTGAAAACTCGTTTGGCACTTTCGGTCAACTGAACAACATTCTTATGGATGAAGAAGGTTTTATCGAGTACAAGTCCACCGGTGGCGGTGCGGCGGGCAGTGAGTTTGGCGATGCTAAGGCTGTTAAAGTTGAAGCGCCTCGTGAAGAAGCGACCAAAGCCCGTGCTAACAAAGCTAAGGATGTTCAGAAACCTGAGCCGAAGCCCGCCCCAAACTTTAGCGACATGGATGATGATATTCCATTCTGAGCATTTTGACAACGTTGTAGAGTAACATCTACCCCTGCACTCGAAAGGGTGTTGGGGCTTCATTGTTAGGAGGTTTATGAGAAAGTACGACCTATATTGCGATTTCGACACAGCCCTTGTCTCTGCCGCCGCTGCTCAACAAAAGAACACAATCTTTGCTAGACACATTGCTTCCGGCAGGAAGAAAGAGTACGATAACCGTACAGCATTTAAAAACTGGCTCAAAGAGAATCCTAAGTGGAAGCCTGAGCAGTTTGAGATTGAAGATAACGTAACAATCGTAGGAAGTGTCAACAATGCTGTAGAAGGCTTGTTAGGTCGGATGAACGACATCAACGAGAGTAATCCTGTTAAGAGTATTAAGTTTATTGTAGGCGGGCCGCACGGAAACTTCCGAGATAAGATTGCCAGGATTCAGCCGTACAAGGGGCAACGTGCTGCAAAGCCATTGCTGTTCAACGATATTAAGGCCAAACTGCTAAAACGTATTCCTGAGTACATTGTGCAGCCCCAAACCAATATTGAAAGCGACGACATCTGTAGCATCTGGCTTGCTGAACATCGTGAGCACGGTGAAGACTCTGACAGGGCAATCAGCAGCCCCGACAAGGACTTGAAGATGTGTGTTGGTTGGCATACCGATGCAACAAGATGGGATGATGCGGCAACCTACGTAGAGGATTTGGAGGGGTTCTATCAACTTGCCTATCAAAGTTTGCGAGGAGATAGCATCGATAATATTATGGGCATCCCATACGCTGTGGATTCCGTTAGGGAGAAGTTTGGCATTCGCAAGGGCAAGGGGTTTGGTGAGGTTGCGGCTACCAAGTGCCTTGTGGGGTGCGAGACGAAAGAAAAACTGGCTAAACGAGTTGCTTGGGTTTATCAGGAAACCTTCAAGGAAGGGTATGAACTGGCCGATGGTACAATCTTATCTTGGGTGGAAGTGATGGACGAGAATGTTATGCTTCTTAAGATGCTTGACTATGTTGGGCAAGAGTATAAATTTAGTGAGGACTGGGGTTTAGTATGAGCAACCAAAACGAAGCAACCTTTCCGATGCTTGTAAAGCAATTGGCAGATAATCTACTTGCACATGTCGAGTATGTGCAGCTTAACGCCAAAATTCAGCGAGCGAAGTACGAAGCTCTTGTCAAGGAAGGTTTCACTGAACAACAAGCTTTGGAGTTGTGCAAATGAAAAAGCAAATCACTTTTGTTGTAGGAGATGATTGGGAAGGTCTGTATATTGACGGCAGATTGGAAGCACAAAACAACTCTTTGGGTGCTCGGGAAGTTTTGCGCGCAATTGGCTTGTTTTATGATTACCTTGAAGTAGATGATGATTGGTTGGACGACCTCACAACCCTACCTCAAAATCTTGCAGACGTGGTGGTGCAAAATGACTGAACAAACTTCCTTCCCTGTGCGATACATGCCTGTAAAAACTTGGTATGGGTGGGCCGTGCTGGACACAAAGTCTTCAAGCTTGCGTGTTAAGAAAAGGTTCATTGGCTGGTTTAACGATTTTGTTGTTCTTGACGTTTACAACTATGTCCGCAACAAGAACGAAGCGGAGGGATATGTCTACAAGCCGTAAACCGTGGCTGTGCGAAGGAAGCCCGTGGAAGACTGAGGCAGCTTTTTGGGCATGGGTGAGGGGAGTATTGCGAAAGGGTTGGTCGAAGCACCCCATCAAGCTTGAGTACATCAAAAAGTTTCGCAAGCGTATCCCGAACCCTGTTGCTAAGAATGCTAAGAGGTTCCCTGAATGCTGGGGCATGACTTGCAGTATCTGCCAGAAAGATACAGTTCAATCTATGATTGAGATTGACCACATAGGCGATAGCCACAGTTTTACAGGACTGCACGATGTTGCTTCCTATGTTGCACACTTGTTCTTGGTAGATTTTACCTCTCTAAGACCTCTTTGTAAGCCTTGTCATAAAATCGTTAATCAGAGTCAGCGGGCAGGTGTAAGTTTTGAAGAGGCAGCAATACAGAAAGAGGTTATTGCCATCTGCAAGAAGCCTGTGAAGGACATCAAGCAGTTTTGCTATGATTATGGCTATACAGATGTACAGCTTAGCAATCCCGAGAAGCGAAGGGCTGCTGTAGAAGAAATCTTACGTCGAGTAAAATAACCCTTGCGCATATGCAAGAACAAGAGTAAAATACGTTTGTTGTATATTCTTAAGGAGAAGAAATGAAACAGCTTCCAGACAAGTTTCAAATGCGGACTAACGGCTTTCCCGGATTCACACACACTGTAAAACTCAACGCGCATGGTGACTACGAAGTGACGTGGGCACGAGGGTTTGATCGTAAGAGTTATTCGATGGGGCAAGCACTGCCGAACGTCGTGTTTACGAAAGAAGAAGTGCGGAAAAACGTAGCAGGCTGTGTGTGGTATATTGTAGAGGACAAGCCGAAACAAGAGAAAACTGAAGAATTGCCGGACGAGTTTTACTGCACATATGTTGGGACTGATAAAGTTTACAAAGGATACTTTGATGGCAAGGAATACCGTCTGAGTCACCCCACATTACCGGCAGAGGCTACGTACCATAAAAGTCGATTTCTTCTTGCTGTTAAAGATGGTCGATTTAAAATCCTAGACAAGAAACCTCTCACAGCCGAACAACAACGCACTCTGAAAGAATTCAAAGAGCAAGTTGCACAGCTTGACCAATCTATCAAGCTGAATGAGCAAGACATTTCTCACAAGCAGAGACTCATTAGCAACTATATTGCTCGGCAAGATGACTTGCATAAGAAGATTGAAGAACTGGAGGGCAAATGAACTGGAACTACCGTATCGCTGTAAATGTAGATGACGATTGCTACGATCTGATTGAATGTTATTACAACACAAATGGCGATATTGTGAGTTGGTGTGCTGCATCAGTCGCCGGTTGGGAGAATAAAGAAGATATCAAAGGTACTCTTGAATTGATGCTCAAGGCATTTGATAAAGAGCCTGTTAAACTTGAAGATGATTGGGTGAGGGAGTACGAATGAATATTGCTGATAAAGATTGGCGCGAACAGGCGGTAAAGCTGGCTAACACTGGCGTGATGAGTCGCAGAGAGATTGCCGAGTTCTTGGGTGTCCCTCGTAGTACTTGTTTGGATTATCTGCGTGCTTACTACAAAGCTATGTCCGAAGTGGAAGAACGTGTGGTTGAGATGTACGATGAGCCTGTGCTAAAAGATAAGCATGATAACAGTCGTATTCTGTTTATCAGCGATATGCACATCCCGTACCATCATCCGAACACATTGTCATTTCTGCAATCGTTGAAGGATCGATACAACCCTACCCGAGTGATTTGTTTGGGCGATGAGCTTGATAAACACGCACTTTCGTTCCACGACAGCGACCCGGATTTGATGAGCGCTGGTGATGAACTTACTGCATCTCTGCCGATCATTGCAGAGTTGAAGGAGATGTTTCCTAAGATGGATATCATTGATAGCAATCATGGCTCAATGATTTATCGTAAAGCAAAGCATCACGGCTTGCCACGGAGATACATTCGCAGCTATAATGAAGTGCTTGGTGTGGACGAAGGTTGGGTGTGGCATAACGATCTTACGATTACTCTGCCAGATGGTCAGCAGGTTTATATTCATCACGGCAAGAGCAGCGATGCCATCAAGACGAGCCAAGCTATGTCGATGAGCCATGTGTGCGGGCACTTCCATGAAAGCTTTGGGGTAAAGTATTGGGCAAATCCGAATGGGCTGTTTTGGGCAATGAATGGTGGTTGTTTGATTGATGATAAGGGTCTTGCTTACGCTTACAACAACACAAATCTTAAGCGCCCTATCATCGGGACTTGCTTGTTGATTGACGGCGTACCTATTCTTGAAGCCATGCCACTATGAAAACTCGGGTCTACAAACACGGCAAGTACTATTATCCTCAATACAAAGGTTGGTTTCTTTGGCATTTCATGTACGAAGCAATGTCGTTTGAAGAGTGCGCAGTACATTTTGATACTGCTGAAGAAGCCATCAAGTATGTGAAAGATGGCAATTGGGCCAAATATGAAGAAGTAGTATGGGAGAGCAAATAATGAGTATCAAAAATAACGTAAACAATTTGGTAGATGTGTGCCACGGAGCATCCTACAATGCAGGTTGGTGGCATCACAGTAAAACTGGCATGGACCTCAAGCAGATGATTAACAACCCGCTTGATGACTTTCAAGCGCTGCTGGCAGGAGCGCTCGTTGCACAGAAGCTTTGCTTGACTCATAGCGAGGTTAGCGAAGGTATGGAAGGTCACCGTAAGAACCTTATGGACGATAAGCTGCCACATCGCTCTATGCTGGAAGTTGAACTTGCTGATGCGGTTATTCGTATTGCCGATCTTTGCGGCGCTATGAATCTTGATCTTGGTGGGGCTATTGAGGAGAAGCTTGCTTTCAATGCAGTACGTCCAGATCATAAGAAAGAGAATCGTGAAGCTGAAGGCGGAAAGGCTTACTGATGAAACAAGCAATGATTAGCTTTGAACACGGGCTTGAGGAGGGGTGGTATCGTATGCTTGAGCCTACAGGCGCAAATGACACTTGGGAGAAGTGCAAGAACGCTTTTAACTTCGCAAAGCAACAAGGTTGGGAAGTGATTTGGGTTGGTAACGATTATTACAAACCTAAAGATTTGGCTTGGGATGTTCCGCGATTTGGAGGTGAATGATGTCAAAAGTAATTAGTGCGTACGACCTCTTGTTGGCAGAGCCGTTGCAAGGTATGAATCAGTTTGATCTTGTTCATCTTGATAACGCAGACAAAGTATATGGAGTTCTTGCTGAACTTGGATTCGACACAAACAAAGCGGTGCATGTTTATGCTGCACAACACCGAACGTTGAAAGGTGAAGTAAAAGTTGGATTTTTGTTCGCAGGTGAATATAATTTCGCACGCAAGCACATCAAAGGTCCGTATTCGACTTTAGAGGATGTGATGCTGGCTGCTCAGGCACAGGATAAGAGCCTCTACGAAGAATTGTATGCAATGGGCCATACGTGCCCTCAATATGGTGGCTCGCATGCTCTTGACGATAACATTCCTACCAAGGAAGCTGAAGAGTATAAGGCAGAAGAACTTAAGATTGTCGAACAGATTAACCAACTAGAAGAGATTCTGTTCCACATTCGGGGCGAGCAGCGTAATCCTGATGGATCATACAAAAGTTTGGAAGACTATCGTAATCCGAAGCCTGCTGAAAAGAAGCGGAAGAAACATAAACGTAAGAATGTAGAAGGGATTGTTGATGAGTAAAAAAGCGTACAAAGGTATTTTGATTAACGAGGAAGACCCAGTGTACATCACTGAGTTCTCGCGTACGTTGCTGGATGGGTTTTACAAGCGCAATGATGAATCTATTTCGGAAGCCTTGGCTCGTCCTGCAATCGCTTTCTGTTACGGTGATCTGGAGCTTGCACAGCGCATCTACGACTATGTGTACAACGGTTGGTTTATGTATGCCAGCCCCGTCCTGTCGAATGCTCGTAAAGGTAGTTGGGTGAATGATCCTGAAAAGAAGGGTGCACACTACTGGTACAAGAGCACGTTCATTCCAGAAGAGAAAAGTGTTGGTCAACCTATTTCCTGTTTTGCTTTCGATGTGCCGGATACATTGAAAGGCCAGAAAGAGGCAATGGTAGAATTGGCAGATTTGTCAACGGCTGGGGGTGGTACAGGTGGGCACATCAGCATCCGTGCTGTGAGCGAGAAATCTCCCGGTCCGATCCCTTACATGAAAGTGTTGGATAGTACCATTGGATACTATCGCCAAGGTAAGACTCGCAAGGGTGCTATTGCAGTTTATATGGATGTTAATCACCCTGATATTCTTGAGCATATTAACTTCCGTAAGCCGGGTGGGGACACTAAGCGGCGTAGCGATAATAGGCAGCAGTTCCACAATGCTGTGAATCTTACTGATGATTTCATTGATGCCGTTTTCAATGACACAATGTACAGTTTAGTATGCCCGCACACAGGTGAAGTTCGGGATACACTGCGTGCTCGTGAAGTGTGGGAACTGATTATGGAGACTCGTGCGTTCACCGGCGAACCCTATCTGCTGAAGATTGACGAGGCCAATCGCCGGATGCCAGAAACGCAGAAGGCTAAAGGTCTTAAGATTCGTGGCTCTAATCTGTGTAGTGAGATTGTCCTGCCGACCGACGAAGAACGCACATTCGTGTGCTGCCTATCCAGCCTCAATCTGGAAAAATGGGAAGAGTGGAAAGACACCAACATTGTGCAGGACTTGGTTCGCTTCCTTGATAATGTACTGCAAAGCTTTATTGATAATGCCCCTGACGGCATGCGTAAGGCGAAGTTCAGTGCAGAGAAAGAGCGTGCTATCGGGCTTGGCACCCTTGGATGGCATGGGTATCTTCAGAGTAAAGGTATTGCGTTTGAGAGCGGCGGGTTCAACAGTGCGGTCATGCACACTAACATGTTGTACAGCGAGATTAGCAAACGTGCACAGGAAGAGAGCCGTCGCCTTGCAGTAGAACGAGGTGAGCCTGATGATATGATTGGAACCGGTCTGCGCAACAGCCGAACGATGGCGATTGCCCCAAATGCTAATAGTGCAGACTTGCTTGACACATCGCCTAGTATTGAGCCGTACTTCCGCAATGTGTTTTTGAAGGACACTCGTGCAGGTACGTTTAAGGTGAAGAATCGTCATCTGGAAAAACTGCTGGAGTCGCTTGGCAAGAACACTGACGATGTTTGGGAAAGCATCAACAAGAATGAAGGTAAAGTCGATCACCTTGATTTCTTGTCGGATCATGACAAAGATGTGTTCAAGGTGGCTATGGAACTTGACCAACACTGGGTTGTTGAGTTGGCAGACCAGCGCGGACAATATGCAGGTATGCAGGCGCAGTCCCTGAATACGTTCTTCCCCTTTGGTTCTAGCCGTAAGTATGTCAACTCCGTGCACCTAAAGTTTTTGCGTGCTAAGAACGTTCTGACTATGTACTATCTGCGCACGGAGCGAGAAGGTAGCGCGGACCATGCCAAGAAAATTGAGCGAAAGGCACTTGTAGACTGGACAACCGAGGAATGTGTAGCCTGCGGCGGCTGATTAATACTCTTAACCTTGACAGAAATGTTACTTTGTGGCATAATGTATTTTTGAACTAATGAGGGGTACGAATGGCACAAAGTAACGCTGACAAGTATGACATTAACTGGTCTGATTATTTCTACTACGATGAAACTAGCCCAAGCTGCTTGAGGTGGAAGGTGGACGTTAAGAACGGCAGGGGATTGAAGCACACCCGACGCCAAGCGGGTGATGTGGCTGGTAGTGTCGGAGGAAAAAGATATTGGCATGTGATGTTCAATTGGAAAGACTACGCAGTACACCGCATAATTTGGAAAATCCTGAAAGGCAGCTTAGATGGAATGTACATTGACCACATTGACGGCGACAGCACGAACAACAAAATTGAAAATCTTAGATTAGCGACCCTCAAGACTAACAGTAGAAATAAGAAAAAGCAGATTAACAATTCTACGGGAGTAAGTGGTGTTAGCTGCATCTCCAACGGTAAGGGGGTTTATTACTGGTGTGCCAGTTGGAGGACATTAGACATGAAGCAAGCGCAGAAATGTTTTTCTATAAGAGAGTATGGACTAATGCCAGCATTTAAAATGGCGGTAGAATATAGATTAAAAATGATAAAGGAGCTAAATGAACAAGGTGCAGACTACAGTGAAAGGCATGGAACATGAGTAAGATCACAGAAGCAACAGAGATTTTTGTACCCAAATACCTGAAGCTGCAACAAGTGTTGGACAAACACGAACGTGCCCACTGGGTGAAGAGTGAGGCAGATATGTCTCAAGATGTCGAGCAATGGAAGGGTGGCAAGATTAAGCCAGAGCAGAAAGAGTTCATCAAAATGATTCTCCGCCTGTTCACTCAAGCCGATACGAACGTTTGTGCAGGCTATGTAGAAAAGCTGCTACCCGTGTTTAAGAATGCTGATGCACGTACGATGTTGTTGTCCTTTGCGAATCGTGAAGTGACTCACATGCTTGGCTATAAGCTGCTGAACGAGACTCTTGGGTATGACACTAACGAGTTTATGAATGAATTCTTGTCGTACTCTGAGATGGCAGATAAGCACTCGTTCATGATTGAGCAAGCGAACATACGATCTAACAAAGGTATCGCAGAGTACCTTGCAAAACAGATTCTTATGGAGGGTGTGAATCTGTTTGCCTCGTTCACAATGCTCCTCAACTTCAACAGGCTTGGCTTGCTGCCGGGTATGGTGAGTGTGAATCAGTGGAGCATTATTGACGAATCGATGCACGTAGAAGGGTTGTCCGAACTTTTCCGCATCTTCGTTGAAGAGAATCCATCTGTTGTCACGGAAGAGTTCAAGCGCACTATCTACACCACGGCTCGTACAGTGGTTGATCTGGAAGATCGTTTTGTTGACCTGTGTTATGGCATCTGGCAACCACCTAACATGACGGCTGATGAGGTGAAGCTTAACAATCGATTTGTGTGCGATTACCGCATGCAGCAGATGGGATTCAAGCCTCAGTTTGGCGTGGAGAAGAATCCACTCACGTTTGTTGAGGAAATCACTGGTGACGGTGTATTTGGTAACTTTTTTGAACGTACTATCACTGCGTACAGCAAGGATAGTCTTACGGGTGGATGGGAGTATTGATGAAGAGACTTACTGTATATTCTATGAAGGGTTGTGCTCAATGTGCGCAAGCAATCGCTCTGCTGGAAAAGAAAGGCGTACCGTTTGAAGTTAAGAAGGTGGATGAAGACGCTTTTGCATTCTCTTATATCCAGTTTCTAGGCCTGCGTTCCATGCCACAGATTTTCTTGGGGGAAAACTTATTCGTAGCAGATGGGTATAAAGGTCTTACCAAGCTTACCGACGAACAGTGGGAATCACTAAAATAATGTAAGAAAGTTGTTGACAGGTAGAACTGATGAGCGTAAGATTCTACCTGTCGCAAGAAACCAACCAAGGAGGATAAAATTAATATTGGGCTGGACTTCGATGACACGTACACTCGACATCCTTATGTATGGGATAAAGTGATTGAAGCTTTCCGCAAAGGCGGACACAAAGTGTATGTAGTGACTTGGCGTTTTGAAGCAGAGATGCAACAGGTTTACGAAGCATTGGACGGGAAGGTTCACGGCTTCTATCCAACAGGACGTAAAGCCAAGGAACAATTTATGTTTGATCAAGGCATCAATATCGATGTCTGGATTGATGATAATCCAAGAGCAATCTTGGTTTCTATGCAGGGATATTAAGGAGATAACAATGCAACGCAAAGAAAATGAATCGTATGAAGAATACAAAATTCGCCGTGCAGCAGCTAACAAAGCTGTTAAAGCACTTAAGCGTGGTGTCGTGTTCCATGACAGTCGCTACGAAGGCACGTACATCAATCCTGAAAAGCGTGCACTGAAAGCACAACGCGCTGCTCGTAAGGCTCAACGGAAGGCTAAACAATGAACACTCTTACCAAAGAACAGTTGATCAAAGCAATGACTGAGTATTACAAGCGGAACCAAGAGACACCTGAAGACTTTACGCCTGAATACGCAGATAATCCTGCTGACGACGCTATTCGCGCTGTTGATTATATTTTTGAAATCGTAGCACAATAACCTTAAGGAGAAATATATATGAGAGTATCGATTTTCGAGAATGATCCCGGTTTTGCAACCCTTGCACCAAATACAGCTTACGAGACGTACCTTGACGGTGTGAAGATTTCGGAAGTTGTTACTGCTGACGAGGAGGAGGGGATGGTTGTTGTGATGGCCCCTTGGGAAGATCAGCTTAGAAACACTGCCGCCGAGCTTCTCACACAAACTAAATACGGCAAGGTTGTTATCGTGCCGAAACCCATTAATAAGTAACCTTAAGGAGAAACAACAATGACCAAGAAAACTATCAGCCTCGATATGGCAACCATCGATGTACAGAAACTCACTGGCTTCCTTCAGCGTGGCATTTCCGTGCTGGCAGAACAGGACTCTTATAAAGAGGACTTTAAAGCGCTGATGGAAGAAGCTACCGAAGCACTGAAAGTGGACAAGAAGCTGCTGACTGCATTTATCAAGGCCCGCTACAAGGCCAACACCAAAGACATCGTAGCTCAAGCTGAAGCGCTTGACGCTCTGAGCAAAGCCGTTGACGAGTGACAATGTATGTTGTCTGCGAAACAATGTCACAAGATTATGTATATGTCGTTTTTATGACACGTGATTTCTCACAGATATTGCTTGACGCAAACTAACACGTAGGCATACACTTACATTCGTGCTGATTCGGAACATGTTGTTCCCTCCGAATCTGCCAACAACAAGAGCCGTAAGGCCGTGAAGTGCGTTTATACAAACAGTAAATCTACCAAGCTAATTTAAGGAAAGCTAAACATCATGAACTTTATCACCATCGGCAAAGTCATCCTGACCCTCGTACCAATCATCGCAGGTGCAGTCCAACAAGCTGAAGCAATCGCAATTGAAAACAAGGAAAAAGGTATCCATGTGACTGGTGAACAGAAAATGCAACTTGCTGTCAGCTTTGTAAAGTCTCTCTACGAGAGCACGAGCGCACCAATCCCGTTTGATGATCTGGTAGTGTTGGTAAAACTGATCGTAGGTAACACGGTCGATCACTACAATCTCATTGGTGCCTTTGTCAAGTCAGCACCGGTCCAAAAAGCAGCGTAAATAAAAATGCCCCAACACCAAGAGGTGGAGGGGCGAAGGTAAGCGACTCTACCAAGTCTGCTTCAAGGAAAGCGTGAGGACCGAGCTAAGGTTGTCTCACGCTTTTTAGTATAGTCGACATTTCAAAACAATGTCAATGCCTTTGAGGCTTTCAAGCGTCAGATGCAAGTCCGTTGCTGTTGTCGATAGAAGGTTTGACGGCTGTGTGGAATCTAACCCACTCGATTGCTCGCCGTCTTGTTGCTTCATCAATTGTGCCAGTAGTTGGCTGTCCAGCATTGGTTTCATTGACATCTTGCACGGGTGCTGACTCGTCAAGTGTGTCAACTGAGATATTTGCTGATTGTACGCTTTGCACAGTCTGTTCGGTTTCTCGTACGGCTCCCGATGGCAGTCCGATGTGCTTGGTTGTTGCGACGGTGAGGCCAACGTTTGCAATGGCCAGAATACCAATTGCAATATCAGCACAAGTTTGCATATCAATTCCGAAATCATAGCCGAAGGCCCTTCCCAGTTGCACAACAGCGAACAGCAATGCTGCAATGGCATTAGCTGATACTTGATGAAGTTTCCACTTTGCCGGGTCTGCAACAGACTTTCCGGCTTGAAATACGGCCCAGAGGGTTTTCATCTTCTCTAACATTTCAATACCTCTCTTGCTTTCTTAAAGTAAGCTTGCCTTGCTACCCATCCGTTCGGCAAACCTGTCACTTTGTTCTTTCCGTTCACACGGATGCTCAATGTCAAAAAATCCTCAGAGTCTGCTAACATAGCCAATCCACGATCCTTGAAGAACCACGCTGCTGACCTGCAAGCATTCTCAGGAAGGGATAGCAGTTCCGGATGCTCTACACAATCAATCCCCAGTGCCATCATCGTTTTAAGAAAATTGAAATACCCAGTTGTCTGGATCAACCCCCTTCCTTTGTACAGCTTGCCCCATCCGGGATGCACATTGCCTAAGTCCTTCCGACCTTCATACGCCTCTCCAGAAGCAATCTCCTCTGTGTAACGAAGCTCTGCTGATTCGTGAGCCACTTGGGCTAGGAACGCTGCTACCCTCAACGGCGTATTAATCTCAAATTCTGCCATAGCAGCATTCAACGGAGCCAAGAAAACACTTGCACGTCCCTTGGCAAATGGCATAATGGCGGTAAGTTGTGCAAATGTGATGTCCATTAGTGCTCCCTGTTGTCAAGAATCTTACTAAGACGTTCCTCGATCTTGTCGAATCGATTTTCAATGCGGTTCCCTTGCATTTCAATTACCTTGCTAAGAGACTCGATAGCTGCACGCATCTCGTGCTTTGTCGTGAAGTTAGTGGCTGCTTCTACTTTGAACTGCGCAAGCTCTGCCTCAACCTTTTCAGCCTTCTTTTTTGTCTCTGTCAACAGGAACCACAATACAATACACAACGCCCCTAAAAGGGCCTGTACAGGCCCAATGAGTACAGAATAATCCATTTAAAGTCCCTTGGTTACAGGTGGTATTCCCTAATAAGAATCCTAGCCACGTTGAAGTTGGCAGGAATAAGATAATCAATTTTTCCTGCAACAACTGGGACCAACCCTTCAAACTGGACTGCAATGTTTGAAACTGGAGGAGTGACTTCCATGTACTGCGCAGGGTTAGCAACACCATTACCCCTCAATTGAAGTGTATTGGCATCCGCAGCAGCAGTGGTTTTTGCAGCAATCTTGACAGCAACAAACCGTGCAGTTGTAGGAATTCCAAAGTCTGCATTGAGGTTTAGTGTGTGGAACGCTCCATCCCTAGTAAGATCGCCTTCCACGTATTGCCAACCTGTTCCTGCCAGAGCAGAACGTACAGGGAATACACCAACCTCAGGCCCGTAAATCTCCCCTGTGCCGCCACTTATAAATGGATCGCCCAGTGTACCGCCATCTGTATGCTGTGCGCGCAGATTTTTGACTTTACCTGATGCAGAAACATTAAGGTGAACACGTCCGCCAGCGGAGTTTACTGGCATAGAATTACCTTCCATAGTAAGGTCAATGACAGTATGATCGCTATCTACTAAAACGATGTCTTGATTGGCACGGTATTCGAAAACACAACCACTTACTTCAACCCCTTGATTGAATGATGTCGTGTTAGCACTAGTAAGACCTTGTGCATTCCTCAACCACAAGCTAGGCATTGTGACAGAGCCTGAAGTGTCTATGTACACGCCTTCAATCTTTGGGCCGAAGTCCATTGACTCAATGCAGAAGACAGCACCGTTAGCAGTAGTATTAGCAGTGCTTGACTTGTAAGAACCTCCAATAAATGTGTCCCCATAAGCAGATTGCACGGATGTCGCAATCGTGCAATGATCACTAGTTACCGCGTGGCGGGCGTTGTTATTAGTGCCATAGTAGACGTATTTGCCGCTGTTCTGGTACATATAGCAGCCGATCCATTCGTTAATCTCGGATGCGTAATTGTAGGCACAAGCTAACGTAAAGTCGCCATGAATGTTGACATCGGTAAAACGGTGCAGTCCAGCAGAGGGATTGTCCTCTGATGCATTGCCGGAACGTGCGGTAAGGATGCCGATATTAGGTGCAGATGCGACATGGCCGAAAATCGACAGTCCACAAATACGCATCCCGAACGCACCTGTTAAGTCGAGCACAGGTTTGCCACCAGTTTTACCTACCAACACCGCGCCGTACCCCGAGACAGTTTCTACAATCTTAGACGCGTCCCAACCAGTTACTCCGCTATCCACACCAAACCAAAGGGGCGCCGTGATAATGTACGCACCTGGAGGAAATAACAGACAAGATGTTTGAGTGAAATAGGGCGACCCCGTGTCAGTGATTCCGCTCGCCCTGAAGCGGGGCGAAGTCCGGGCAAAGGTAATAGCTGCCTGGATGGCAGATGTGTCGTCGGCAACACCGTCGCCTTTGGCGCCGAACCAACGGACACTAACCAGAGAGTCAAATACGCGCTTCCAACGCTTGCCGTTGGAAGCAACAATAATCGTGCCGTTGTTATCTGCGCTTGTCGTATCGCTATCATCCCGCACAAACAACCCTGCAATACCAGACGGTGCAGTTGTGGCACTATAACCCGAAACGTAAACCGATGAGACGTTAGACGCAACTGCCCGCAAGTCTGTATAGTTGGAAACATACTTGTCAGCTACAGTGCTGTTAATCTCGTTTACAAAATTAGGGAGCGCAGAGAAAAAAGCGTCAGCCCTGTTAGGAAAATTTGTGGGGTCTTGCCTAGAAGGCGGTGTTGGTAGAGGTGTAATTGCCATTATAATCCTTGTTATTACTTAAGTGAGTCCGTCAATTTCTAAAGAGCATACACTGACGTCTGGGTAGGAGACAGAAACTTCCCACGATTTGTAAAACCCGTAAATAGACAGAGTGCTGTACTTCCCGCTGCCAATGTATAAGATGGGTGTCGTCCTAATAGATGAAAGAAGGTTATAAACGAAATCTAAGTCATTATTGTCTACCCACACGTCCCAATTCGCACGCTTAGCGAAAGCCCTTGGTGTAATCGTGTAATTACCAAATTCGTCTGTGGTCTTCACAGAGTAGTCGGTGATACTCATCTTGGCGCCAAGTTCAACACCGCTCTTAGCGCTAGAAATGTCTTTGGACTTTCCATATATGACAGCACCTACGCCAACTTTAGCCCCTGTACCTCCAGATAAGGATACAGTAGTATTAACATTGACGTATGGCGGAATATCATTCAATACGACATCTTGTTGTTGTCGAAAATCCGTGATGTAATATTCGTACCAATTTGTAATGGGTTTCTCATCCCTATACAGATTCATAGTGTTAGAGTACACCGTAGACGAGTCTGCAAGGTATTCAACCTCCACTGTCACTTGTGTTGTGCCGGGAGTCAAATTGAGTAGCGCAACCGTATCAATTTGTGAAGGAATACTCACCACAAATGATGCAGAATCATCAGCGATCATTTGTGTTTGTACTAAGGAGTCAAATGGGCGCCATGCATTTGTGCTCCCACAATCCAGCCACCAAGTGGGGTTAGTGGCTGGGTCTTTGCCGATATTTGGAGTGTCATAACCTGTAAACGTTCCACTGCCAGCACTGGTAGTGTTTATTGCAGTTCCACCCAGCGTGGCAGCGATATTAAATGTGTTAGTATCTGCATTAACCACATAGTACGTAGTGCCTGCTGTTATCCCCCCAGGCATTGTGCCAGTTGTGCTAAAGGTTACAGCAGTGCCGTTAGCCAAGCCATGTTTTGACCAAACTACAACAGCAGGGCTGGCATATGTAATCTGAACGGCACTTGAGCCGCCTCGGAGGGATTGATAAACTCTATGAGCACTCTGCACCATTACCTTTTGACCAAGTGTGTATGCAGTAGTCGCGTTATACGCGGGTGCGTCGTTCTCCGCAACAGTTGTAGAGAGTAGGTTGGAACTTCCCACAACAAATGGCTTAACAATTTTCATAATATCCTTAGTTAAAAAAGAAGGGGCTTAAAGCCCCTTCCATTACGCCACTACGTCGCGTGTTTCCGGTTGACCTTCAGTGTCCCAACGCTTAATGATTTTAACAAGCTCTCGTGTCATGTTCGCGTTACTAACATCGCCACTAACTACCACAGTAATTAGTTGATCTAATTTAGCAGACACTTCTGCAACACTGGCAGAGTTATCATCCGATGAGTCTAACTTACGCTGAAGTGCAGCGTTGTCAGCCGCAGGAATAATACGCTCTCCCTTGTGAAGCTGAGCTATCATGTCTTCCGGCAGGTTATTAGTGCCTACAGCAAAGGATGGAAGGTTTTTGTACTCAGGACTATCCTTCATCGCCGCTGCAATGTCGTTGAGATTACTACCTCTTGAAAGTGCATCGAGGAAGAAGTCCATCCCTGCCATATCAGAACTTCTATGAAGAATGTTCTTGTACAATTGCTCTACAGCAGCGCGAGCTTCGTCTGAAGTGGAAATTGCCTTCGTAACATCTTTAATGGGCACGCCATTAGCAATTTGGCTATTCCAATATGCAGCCCCTGCCGCATCTGCTGGGCGACCTAGTGCGTTTTGATAAACAGTGTTGATTGCAGAGTTTCCTGCCACAGTTGTGTTGCTGTACCCTTTTTGGATTGCATTATTGAGTGCAGCAATACCTTGTGCAATTGTCAGCAGAGAGGAAGATTGACCTTTAAGCACATCAATCTGATCTTGTGCTTTTATGAGGATGTTATCTAAAGCCTTTGTTTGTGAGGTTTTTTGATCTTCAATTGCCTTGATTGTATCATCCAGCTTACTAACTGTCAATTTTGCATAATCCAACTGGCCCTTTGTTGCCGATTGCAATTTTGTAAGCGCATACCCAGTTTTTGCTTGATCCAACGCATATTCTTGGTATGAGCCGTACATGTCTTTTGACGGCGCAGACAACGAGTCAAGAGCATCTTGCAAACCACCCATCTTCGACACATCATTGCCCGCAGCAGCGGAGGCAGTTGCGACAGCAATATACGCTTGTGCCTCTTGCCTTCTTGCTTTTGTGACAGCGGCGGAATCGTCAATGGTCCCCTTCAAAGCATTTGAGATAGCATCAAAGACCGTTTGAACAGCCGTTTGCACATCTTTTGCAGCGTCCAGTTGTTTTTGAGCGGCCTCTTTAGCAGCATCAGCCGCATTACTGATTTCATCTTTTTGCTTCGATACCATTTTCGACAGCATGTTGAATGCGGTATCTACGTCAGAAAGAATGTTGCTGGCTAAGTCGTTTGCTGCTTTTTTGGCTGCATCTACAGCCTGTCCAAACGCAGGGGCAATGTTCATCAAAGCTTCAAACAAATCTCGTCCAGAACTAGTTGTAAGATCGATACTATCGACAACTTGCTTGAACTGCTGTTTTGTTTGTACTCCAGAAAGGTTGAGCTTGCCCATTGCTTCGGTGACAGATTTAGTCACTGGAGCGAGTTTGTCCTCTTCAGTGTAGATTGCGTTAATGTAGCTCTTAACACCCTTCGTCAGATTGTCGACAGAGCCGAATTGTTCAATCAAAGCCTCAGATGTTGCAATTGCATCTACAGCAGCCGGGATGGTTTTGCTCAAAGAGTCAAACACATCTTTCACTTGTTGAAGATCATTCGCAACACGCACCACAGTTTCCATCAACCCTTCGCCAATCTTCTGATACTTCTGAAGATCAGAGAATGCAAATTGGGCCATTTGGTCACCAAGCTTGGAGAACACATTCATCAATGTGCTTTGAATCTCATCACCTGTCATACCCTTCAAGCTGATATTGCCAATGTCAACAACAAAACTTTTCAGTTTCTCGTCGAATGCATCGCCACCCACACCTAACCCAACTGCTGCTGTTTTGAGTGTATCTTCCATGCTCAAAACAACTTTGGTGATTTGGTCGTTGAACTCAGAGCCCAGCGACTGTGTTTCTGTGTTGTGTTTATCGCTGCGGAACCAACCTCCGCTTGTTGTAATGTTTGTGTACTGCTGACCTGTCAGACCACCAGACGCTACTTGACCCAGTGATGTTTTGCCAATTGTTAGGCCAGTATCATCGACACTCTTAGAGCCGCCAAAGATGCTGCTCATGGCTTTTCCAACGATGCCGTGACCAAGGAGAGAGCCGAGCACTGCTCCGATGGCTAGGCCAAGAGGTCCGCCAATTGATGCCATACCCATACCAAGATACGTGCCGAGCATTGCTCCACCAACACCACCTGCTGCTGCGCCTGCCAATGCAATGCCTTTTCCACCAAACGATTGCGAATTGCTAGCCGTATATCCAGTCAGGCCACTATTCTGCACAGCCAAAATTGCGAAGCTTGAGATGCTGTTGCTGAGTTTCCTCAAAGCATCAAGCATATCGTTTTGCACAACAAGGCCAAGGCCAGAATTCTTCTCAGCGATTTTCAGCGAATTGGCAATCGATTCAGATTTCTGACCAACTAGCCTGACATCAACACCGTTAACGATAGTGGGGGAGCCAAGCACTGTGCCTGTACCCTGTACCTTTTGTTGATTTGCTGATGTCATCGGGCCACTACCACCGCCAGAAACAGCAACACCAAGACCAGCAACCAATGCAGTCATTGCAGCCATACGGGCAAATGCTGTGTACGGATCACCTTCACCTTGCGTCAGGATCGCATTGACACCTTTAATCAAGGACAGAGCAACTTCGGCAGTGTGCAAGACCATAGCGGCTTTAGCCATTGCCTGATAGCCTGTAGAGCCCTTCTCAAAGAACATCGATGCAGCGCCTGCCATATCGCCATACATTCCAAGTTGGTTCTGAGCACCTTGCAATTGAAGCTCGTTGATTTGTTTTGTTCGTTCCTCGTCAGACAAGCCGTCTTTAGTCTTTACAAGACGAATCTTATCAATCAAATCAATTTGATCTGCCTGTCCTTCTGCGAATGCCCTGAACATCTTACCAGCAGCTTCACCACCTGCTCCAAATGCGTTCTTGAGGGATTTTTCAATCTCACTTCCGATATCCTTCCACATACGAACTTGTTGTGTGGCGATCTTTGTCAGTTCTGTGGAACGGTTCAATGCAGCATTGTTCTGCTTGTCGTTAGCTTCTTTAGCAACATCTACGCCTTTCAGCTTCTGCCGTGCAGCAATCTCTTTGTCGATCTGGTCGATTCGCCGTTGATTGACAATAGTGTACATTGCATCCATGTTGAGGAGCTTTTCTTTTTCAACTTCCAGCGAATCAATTCTTGCTTGTTCAACTTCACTTGCCATTTCCTTCTGCCGCACACCAACAGCTTTAACGGCGTCTGGCAGATTATTGTAGGCATCCACTTGTGCTTGGACTGATGCCGTCTGTTTTTCAATCTGCTTGAGGATGTTGTCTTGCTCTTTTTGTTGTTTCACTTGCTCTGCTGCCAAGTTCACGTCAGGGACAAGATCATTCTCTTTTTGTTTAAGAGCGATATCGCTCATCACCTTATCAAGCTGTTTCTGAATGTTTGTTTTTTTGCTCGCAGCATCGTTCTTCAAGCGGACATCTTCAGTATGGAAAGCTTTGATTGCATCCAATGCTTTTTGAAGGTGATCTTTTTCAAGCTTAAGCTCTTGGTCGAGGAGGTCTTCTTTCTCGGATTGAGCCTTTTCATCTTCCATCAAACCATACTTATTCTGAAAATCAATAAGCTTGATTTTGTTGTCCATTGCACGCTTCTGGACTTCGTATTGCTCATTAAGCTCGTTGATTTCTTTGTCCAAACCAGACATACCTTCTGTGTGAGGTTTTGGACCTTTTTTAGCGTAGAACTCGGTGATCTTTTTCTCACGATCCGCAATCGCCTCGTCGGTATACTTCTTCTCCGACTCAAGCGCTTTCTTCACAATCTCCGGGTCTTGAGATAACTTATCAAGTGCAATAGCTCTTTTAGCAAGTTCATTATTGACCTTCTCTTCAGCTAACGCCCGCTCACCCGCACTTTGCTTCGACACTTGCTGCATAATGGCATCGTTGCGAGACATTGCATGAATACCTGCTTGTTGGTCCCTCAAGTCTTGCCCTTGCTTGATGGCCGCCGCATCCGCTTTGTTCTTCTCTTCCACAGCAGCAGTGAGTGCCATAACAATTCTCAAGCGAGACTCGTCAAACTGCTTTTGTGCACCTCCCCCTTGGCCTCTTCCAGAGAACCAAGCTGGACGGGAGTCCATCGTCTCAAGAACACCCTTCAAGCGATCAATCTCGTCTTGAGGAGTGACTTTCTTACCGATACCCAGCATGGCGTCCCAACCTTCAGATGCCACTTCTTTCACATGAATCCAAGCTCTTTGGATGCTTCCAAGATTCTCTTGAATCTCATCAGCACGACGTTTCATAGCGTTCGCGTAAGCTTCTTCTGCTTCGTTCGCAGCCTCTTGACTCTTGCCCTGCTTATCAAGAGCGGAAATATGGTCGTATTGTGCAGCCGTCAGGAAATGGTATTTGTCGTTCAACTCCATCACGTGACGAGAGATTTCATCGTACGAGCGCTTGCTGGAAGTGATCGCCATTGTTGCAAGCTTTTCAAACTCGCCAATCATGGTTTCACCAGACTTACCTGTCGCATGCTCTACAGCCACAACTGCATCACTGATAAGTAGAATTTGATCGGCTGTAAATTTACCAGACCCAGCAAGTTCAACAATAGTCTTCTTCGCGGCACCGATACTTCCGTTTGCCTTGCCAACAGATTGGGCCATGGATTCCATGTTATCTGCTGTCATTCCCGCGTAGTTGCCCGACAAGATAAGTGCAGCATTAAACTCTCGTTGCTCGGCAGAGCCCTTGTAGATTGCATACACAAATGCACCTACCGCAGCAAGGGCGGCAAGAAATCCTGTAACAACCATGCCGGTGCTTACACCAAGGGCAGCAGCGGCTTGTCCGGCTCTCTCAAGTGCTCCCGGAATGAAGTTAATACGTTCACCAAGGACGATAAGAGAACCTCCAAAACGCTGAAATTGACCTTGGCTGAGTTCATGCCCCAGCACCATTAATTCTCGTGCAGAGCCTGCGGTCAGGAAGTTGAGACTTTCATGGGCACCACGGGCTTTTCCAAGTTGGTTGATATGCTCTGCCGCTGCTGCCGATACGCCCTTTTCTGCTGCCTCATTTCTCAGCAATTCAAGGTTGTATTCGCGAATCTGCTTTGTGGTCATACCAACAGTAGCAGCCCGTCGTTCAAGCATTTTTACAAAAGCTTCGCCCTCGGCTTTGGCCTGTGATTCCGCTTTTTGTTGTGCAGACAAAGCAGCCTCTTGCTCTCGTGTAGCCTGTGCAGCAGCTTTACCACGGGCAATCCAATCAGCATAATCAATCTTTTCGCGTTGCTCTTGCTCTGCTTTCTCAGCAGCCCGCAACTTGTCAGTTTCTTCTTTGAGTGCTTTAATGTCAGCTTGTAGCTTTGCGTAGTCAGCAGCACGTTGCCCTGCTTGATTAAGCGCATCGCCTTTGGCTTGTGCATTGGCTTCCATCTGCTTCTGTTTTTGATAAGCGTCGAATTGGATAGCAAGTGCTTTTTCACTCGCAGCGGTTGCATCTGCTAATTGTTGTGCCTGCCTATTACGGATGTCTTCAGCTTCTTTTGCACGAGCAGCAGCTTCTTTTTGTCGTGTTTCTTCAGCATGTGCCCACAGCTTGTCCATCATCGACATACCATCGAAAAGCTCTTGCTGAGCCGCCATAGCAGCCTTCATCGCCTTGTCTTGATAGAACGTGTTAGACTTCTCCGTCATCATGTCGATGATGGCATTATAGGCAGACGCAGCTTGTTGAGCAGCATCCACCTGTGCTTTGGCAGAGGCTTGTGCACCACTGCCGATGTTAGATGTCTTCTTCTCAGCTTTCTCGCCAGCAGCGGCAAGGTCGTTGAGGGCTTTTGTTGTGTTTTCAATCCCGTCAGATTGCACACGTACTGTAAGTACAGATGCTTCTAGAGCCATTTCAATCCTTTTTCTGTCTTAAGAGTTTCAACTGTTCAATGAATTGCAAACCTAGAGCAATCTGGTCAACTTCATTTTCTTCCACTTCTGGAGTGTACGGTGCTGGGCGTTTGGGGTCCGAAGCCTTGTGGTATTCTGCGCAATAAGCCTCTGACATGCGCTTCAAGAGTTCCCTTTCCCAAAGCGTAATGTCTAACTCGTTTACATCAATAAATGCCTTAATTTCTAACCAAGATAAAGGCGTCAGCCCCATACCGGACTGCAACGCTTGCCCCGAAAGTGAAAAGATCGCGAGCAGATGACTCCACGGGCCGGGAATCTCCGGTAGTTGAATCTCTGTCGCGATCTCTATCAGGTTGCCGTCTTCGTCACGTTGCCCAAGATGGTTACCTTGGGCCATTTCAAATCGGCTGTATTTTGATTTTTCGGGCGTGGCGCCTAAGAACGCAAGCTGTCTTGCGTACAAAATAAATTGGGAACTTAGACTTTCAAAAAAGCCGAGGTATCCCCGATGGCCTCGTTAACTTGCTTTTTCAGCCAATCGTACTGAGGGTTGGAATACAGCTTACGAAATGCGTCTGGATTGTCAACAGGTTCACCATCGAGAACAAGATTGTCAATTTTCACAGACAAGGCAGTCAGAAACTCAACGCTTTGCTCACGCATCTCATCAGGAGTCGCTTCACGCTTGCCACGCTTAGCGGCCTTCTTCATCATCGCATCAACCGCCTTCCGGTAAGCTGCGCTTGCCTCACCTTTGACAGTAACTTGCACAGGTTTCGACTCAGGGTCTTCGCCCTTCTTAACTGGTGCAAACAGCGGCATTTCGGTAACAGGGTGGTTCAGTTGAAAAGTGGTTTCATCTGCAAGGGCCAACGAGTTGAGTTCAAAAGTCATGGTAGAGTTCCTTTAGTTATGTTATGCTTCTTGTGAAGCGGATTGAGGGCTATTTTGCCCTTCGATTACAGAAAGAAGAAGTTCAATATTGTGTAACAGGTACGGCATGTCTACATCTAGAAATGTTTCTGTGTAACCGTCGAATTTGTAAGAAGGCTGTTTGTATGTTTTTCTCAGCAATCTAAGAATCTCTGTCTCTACAATTTGTGCGATACGCCCGCTGTCAAACATGTAGACTGTCCTGACTTTGAAATCAAATCCGGATGTTTTTGAAACGCTGTCACACCTATATCTAGCGTCGTTGTTTGAAATACCAATCTTAATCATGTTCTGGCATTTTAAGATATAAAGTATCCCTGCCTTATACGGAGTAAACCCATTTTCAAGTTCAGAAAGAACTGCCTCAGATGTCGACTTAAACGTCCTCTTTGTCCGTCGTTCCGACGCGCACTTTCGGCATCCCTGCCCGTTAAGGTGATTATGAGGTGTTATACTAAAATCGCCGTGTACCAGACATGTAATAACAACTTTTTCTTTCGAGGTTTTATACACAGTCTTCTTGTAAGAATATCCCTTGCCAACATGCTGAGACACAGAGCGTGCTTCTTCTACAAATTTCTGTGCAGCCTTTTGCCGACTCTTTTGAGCCATCCTCGCAGTTCCACACTCAGGACAACCTTTGCCAATCATATGATTTCTGGCAATTTGTGTAAATTTTCCGTGTAGGGGGCAGATGATATCTACGTCCTCGTAAGCCTTGTTGTAGACAGTGGTGGAGTAATCGTAAAAATTCTGATGTACGCCCGTGCACCTTTCAATGAATTCCGATTGTGTTAATGCCATAATTCCCTTTCTTAAATATTCTCAAAAATCTAGTCTTAAGAATGCTTAAGAGAGGGATTTACATTTCCCGTACCTCTTGAAACATTTGTAGAGAGTGTTTCACAACATGTCCCTACAACAGAGGGCCGAAGCCCTCCAACATTACGATGCAGCCACAGTGATAACCGGGCTATCCAGTTCCACCTCAATATTGCTTTGCAGGATTTGGTCTGCATTACCAGCATTTGTTTGCATACTCGTGACAATACCTGTGAAGTAGTCAGTATCACCCAACGCCGTAGGCAGAACGACTTTAAACGAGCTAGAAGCGCGCGACGTGAATGCTGTTTTCAGTGCGGTGATATCAGTCCCGACGTGGCGTGCAGCAGTGATCGACATCGTGCCGTAGTCCACCGAGCCCGCGCGCTTCACGACCGTGGCGGTATCGATGGGGATGTGCTTTTGCACCGAAGTTTTGCCACCATACGTACCGAGCGACGAGATTTCGCCAATCAGAATCCAGCCTGTTACAGCGGTGTATCCGGCGCTGTCGAAAGTGGCGGGCAGGGTTGGGGAGATGTACAGCTTTGTTGTTGCCGAAGTAGTAGCGAGAGAACCGCTCATAATATTTCCTTTAAATTAAATTATCTTTGCAAAGATGCTTGTTATACGGCTCACACCGTATTCTTATGAGCCCTCAAGCTCTTGTCTGTACTGCACTCGCACAACAGCAACTCTGAACGCGGCATCCGTCATAGGGGGACTAACATTAGCTGGCTGTTCTACACTGAATGTGCTATACTTTGTCTTGTCATACACAGGGAATAATGCAGCAATTGCACTAGTAAGACCGTCAAGCTGTTTCATGCCCTTTCCGTCCGGTACGCATACAGCGATCTGGAAAGAGCCATAAACACGCTGCCGTTGAGCGTCTACAGTGGCATTTGTAATAGCGTTACTAAGAAACACCACTTGCAAATACGGTGAATTTGTAGGCTTGTTGAACGCCACACCTTCATACGCGACAGGAATCGCAGGACCTTGTGCAGAGGCAAAGGCCGCGACAGCGGACTCCACTTCTTGTCTAATATTCATAGCTCTCCTTTGATGAAAGCAAACGTAGTAGCCACAGGAGCATAGAATCTCCGCATACCAGTCCAAGTCCAACCACTAATGGGGTCTTTGCCCGCAGGCCAAGCTAATGCCTCAACACGCATAGCCCAACTAAGATTGTTAGACAGGCTCACGAAGCCATCCTTCTGAAAGAATGCTGTGCTAGGCTTGATAATGCTCTCAATTCTCGCCAAGCTGTCACTACCATTACTTGCAGCACCTGTGATAGATGTGTCGAAGCTGTTCACGGAAGGGAACCAATTGGCAACAAAATGGCCCGCTACATAGGGGCCATCACCAACATGAGGGGAATTGTTGACAATGCGAGTGAAGAGGTTGTAGGCGACAGCGTTAATCTTGAAGTTAACTTCTGTCTGCACTCTTGTTATATTTTGCCTGAGAGAGTCTGCAAAACTTCCCATATACCTCCCTTACAGAAAAGAATTATAGCATTGGTACACTATCTTGTCAATTTTATGCTTGAACAACATAAGAGCCATCAAGAATCACCTGATAATAATTGTTGGCTCTTACAGATACTTCATACGAGTAGAATCCAGTATCTAGTTGCAACACCCTGAAAGAGACAAGCCCTTTAATATCGGAATTGACCTTGCCCTTGACCTCAGACACCACACCTGCGGCATTTGAGATTGTCAAGAACAAAGCCATCCCCGTAATTTCAGCAGGGATGTTTGTGGTTGCTTCATATATAGCAAACGCATCTGGCTCAACCGACTCTTGCTGTCGTACTAGCTGCCTCTTAAAAGACCCGTAAGGTACAGCTTTAAGTGGCACTCTAGGCTTTGCTGCAAATGTCACATCACCCTTCTCAAGATACTCATTGATAACAACTACTGTAGTAGGGTGCATCATTCCTCCGCAATATCAATGTACACGGTACGTTCGTCTATCCGTGATGGGTTAGTGAAAGTTTTGATCTTACAAGAGATAGCTGCCGCTGTACCTGCTGTACCTCCCGAAACAAACACTGTGGTTTTGGTGCCGTCAGAGAATGTCCCTGCGCTGCTCAAACCATTCAACGTGAACGTAACATCAGACACAGTGGGTGAACCGATATCTTGTAACCAATCAAACCAATCAAATGTAATATCAATAATTGCATCTGGGTCTTTTAATCCACGAGGCTTCTTAGCATCCGTTAGAGTCCACCACTTCCCACCTGTAAACACCGGGGAAGTAGCTTTCACAGCGATAGTTCGTGATACGCTTGGTGTGAAGCCTGTGAAACTCGCGTAGGAAGCTGTTTTGAACGTGGCAGAGATAGGAAGTGATCTGTTCCCAGCCGCATCATATGTACGAAGCAGAACGGAATTAGAAGTGTTAGGAGAAAGCCCTGATAGTGTTGCTGTGAGATTTTTACCAGCATCGACATACGAATCGCTATTGACACTATATTCATATCCAACTGCACCAACATTATCTATTGCAGCAACCCATGAGATAACACATCCCGTGGAAGTTACGTCACTTACAGCAATTGTTCCAACCATAACAGGGGCGGACACATCGGGGCCTGCCAGAGTCACAACTGTAGTAATGAGAGATGCTGCTCTGTTTGAAGCTGTATCAACCGCCCGAACGCTGACATTGTAGGTGGTTGCAGGAGTTGCCGAAGAATTAGTATACGTAAGGACGTTTCCAACAGACGTATAAGTTGTATCGTCCGTTGACACTTCGTAGTACGCCACACCAAAATCGTCAGTAGCTGCCTGCCAAGATACGGTAAAACCTGTTGCAGATATATCGGTGACAACTAGATCACCAGTCATTGCAGGTGAAGTTGTGTCTGGAGTAATCGTACCTGTCGGCATAGGTGCTTGTGGGCTACCATTGAACGACATAATCGAAACTGGAGACGTGCCAGATTGCGGCTGACTAGGCCCAAGATAATTTGAGAACGTCAAGATCGGCGCATCATAATTACCAGCAGGCAGTGGTACACTCACTGTAAATGTATTAGGTGTTACACTTGTATTAACTGTAACCGAAGCAATCTGCTCAATAGCACCGTTCGGGTTAGTAGCAGCCGCTGGTACATTAAGTTGACCCGACGTTGCCTTCTCTACTGTTCCATGGATCGTCAGCACCTGACCATCAAGCGGGTCTTGAACCACGCTCAAAGCCCTTGGGCCAATAACCACGACAGAGCTTGTTCCTGCTTGCGGTAAGCTGGTTCCGATGGGGCCAGTGAAAGTTAGGATAGGGGCATCGTAACTACCTGCCGGGAGTGCTGCCGATACTGTAAATGTATTAGGTGTTACACTTGTATTAACTGTAACGGACTGAGTTTGATTGGCAACATTAGGATTGCTTACCGATGCGGGAACTACTAAAGTACCCGATGTTGCTTTTTCAACCGTGCCGTGAATGGTCAAAACTTGTGCGTCAGTTACAGCATCTTGGACCAAGCTCAGTGCTTTTGGTCCAACAATATCAACAGCGCCAAGCGGATTAATCCCAGCCACTGTATATGCAGAATTCGCAAAAGAGAGGCTGACATCATACTTACCAGCTTTAACCGTATTGAAAGTTACAGTGAATGAACCGGACGACAAAGAAACGGCCACTGGACCTTGTGCAACAGCAGAGTTATAAGCAATCGCGTTTGGGACCAATGATGCTGTACCACTTGTCGGTGTGCCGATTGTAGTGCCTGAAATAACTACAGTTTGGTTCGTGATCGATATACTTGTGACAGTCGCAATCGGAGCTTGCACACTAGACGGGTATTCCCATACGCCGATATCAGCAGAGGTGCCCATCTGACGATTGCCGCTGACAGTCATCAGGTTCCCCGACGAAGGGGTGGTGCCAGTATCAATTAGGGGCGAGCCTGCCTTAAGTCTCAGGTCATGTGTCCCATCCGTAGCAACACTGACAAAGGAGTTGGTCGCTGACAAGCTGGTAATATTGTTCGTACCAAAACTGATAGTACCCCTGTCAGTGGCGTTGTTACTCCCGTTAAAGCTGCCGCTGCTAAACTGTGCGAAACCTACAGAGACGCAGTTGCGGATAGTACCTCCGCTTGTGCTATTGCCGAATGCAGGCTTAGTTGCTGTGCCCGGTCCGGCAGGTCGCACTGCTGTACAGTTTTCAACTAAAGCGTTGGAGGAATTGACATAAAAACCTCCTGCGCCTGTAGAGCTACTAACAACAAGCACATTTCGTACGACTCCTGCAATACAACCAACGTGATTTGCGTAAGGATTCTCGTTATTACTTTCGACAATACAGTTTTCAATGACGCTGTTAAGAGTATTGATCGAAAACCCTGGAGTACTATTGTACTGGTCTGTAATAACCTGTTTAACTTGCAGGCCCTTGACCGTTACCCAAGGCTGTTCCAAGCTAAACAGAGATGTGTTATTACAGCGAAATGCTACACCGTTTGCAGGGTTGTATCGCAGTGCATTAGTAGTGACGTTTGGATTGTCAGCGAAGCCCTGCCCAACAGCAGGGCGAATCGTGATCGTGTGATTGGCGTCAGTGTTTTTACCCTTAAGAGTCGTGCTAGCAGCAACCACGAATTCCGAATCAGGGTAAATCTCAATCACAACTTGGATATCGGCAGCAACCAGATCGGAAGGGGTCGCAGCCCACGCAGCCGCAAAAGACGAGTAGTCCCTGCCTGTAGCGGCGGTGCCGACTTTGAGAGTTACAATTTGCATACGAATCCTTCTCGTTGATTATTTAGGGCCGACTTCGGTAGGCGGTAGCAGCGGGCCATGTGATGGATACAAGTAAGCCATCTGGTAGGCCAGTCCAGCATTGCGCTTAACCAGATATTCGTCGTAGTAACCCTGCATCTTGTCGATTGCCGCAGTGAGGCGATCATTCGGATAATCTGGAAAGTAATCCCTGCGCGCTTTCAAATACTGCATGTACAAGTGTGGACAACCAAAATGTTCCTCAGCACGACCGTCATAAGCGATAAAGAAGCTTTTGAATCGAGATGCCGTGCCATAGTTGGCCGCATCGCCTCGTGACATGGTTGCAGGCAGTGGCGGCATGTATGTATCTAGCATCTGCTTTTGCGCAACCCAATCGACGGGCACATCCGCCACCGTATATAGGTCGGATGAGCTTTTGCCGGTAAGCGCTACGGGGTAGTAGCAATCGCGCATGTCAGTGTCCATGACATAATCAATAACGAAACGATCCAGATTTCGGATCATCATGTCTAGCACATCCCTGCATTTATAGCTGCGCGCGCGCATAGCTGCCCACATGCCAAACTGACGCATAAACACCAACGTCTGCACCATATACAAACCAAGAGACCCGCCTGCGGTCTGGTAATTGTTCCCTGAAGCCGTAACAAGTGTGCCAAGGTTACGAATAGCTGCCGAATTGATGCTCTGTTCGTTGTCAATGAAAGCAGGCTTGTATATCTTGTCGTAGATAACCTCTAACTCGATTTGCAAACGAGCTTCAATTTCCTCTTTTGAATACCCTAGCGGATGTTCAGTAGCCACTTTCCATGCCATAGTATATGACAGCATGCGCCACGCGTGGATACGCTGATTGTAATAGCCGAGTGGATTGGTAGTAGGTCTTGCATCGCCCAGCGACGACATCCACTGTGTATCAAAGTCATGTTTGGCTGCAATAGCATGCATCGGACTGTTGAGCATAACAGCCCAAAGGCCAGCATTACAGTAGCTGTGCAACGAGTCGCGCTGCCACCCCGAGTAGTACATAAAACCTTCCGGGTCGTTGTGACTCTTCCAGCGGCCTTTACCATTGGCGATGCCGCAGATATCAATAGATACTTGTGGCCCGCTTGGCTGACCTAATGGTGCATAGGCCGATTCCATGCCGTAGTAGGAGCCGACGAACAAGGATTTCCCTGGCAAGATGTCTGACTTAGGCAAAGACTCAAAAGTCTTGACGTTGCGAATCCAATGGTTGGAGTGGTTGAAGTAAGCCATGCCCCATTCATGCGCCATGTCACGAATAGGTACGTTGCCTTCAGGACGTGTCCAGTTTTGGTTCGCAGCGCAGATTGCCAGCACAGATGGCACCACTGAACGGTCAAATCGCACACCACCTTTACCCGTAATCCAGTCGTGACCGCTAATAGAGCCAGCCTGATACTTGTAGCCCATTGCGCGATACCACGGATAGCGATCACGATTAGTGAACACGCTAGGATCACGTGGACGCGACTCATATGCTGTAAGATAAGCGCTGTCTAGCGCCGGGTCGTTCTTCAGCGGGTATGGTGGCAACACGCTCCAGTGTGCCATACCGTCTGCCTGTCCGTACTCGTAAGCAGCCATCGGGTGATATGCATTTGAACTTCCGCCAGCTTTAGTGCCGAACACATTGTGTGAGTAAGCATAAGACTCCACACCAGGAAAGTATTTGCCAGCTTTGGACGACAGACGTGTACGCATGTTCTGCCACGGCAGCATCATGCCGCAGTTAAAGCGAGGAATAGATGGTTCGGTGGCTGTCTGCACTTCTGACAGCAGCGGCGAATTAATCGGCAAGGTTGGCTTGTCGTTGAACGCCTTCCATTCATGCGTGTACATTGGTGTACGATCTGCTGCACCATTCTTGTATCCGGCTTCGGTGTAGAAGTTGATCTTAAAAGGTGGAAGTACGGTCCGGTCTGCTGTAGTCGGATTGGTGCAGTCACTGAAAGTGAAAGGCCAAGTCGTAGAGTCAAGCACCGTATAGGCTGCGCGAACAAAAGTGTCCATGTACGGATAAGTAGACCACCGCTGATAAGGTTTGAAAGAACACAGAATCTGCTCTAGAGGCGATGCACCGTTTTCAGTGTTGTAGTTCGACGCGATCAGCAGCAAACCACCCAACTCAAAGCGACGTGGTGCAATCGGGCTAGTCCACTTGATTGTGTCGTCAAGCTGATAGACTGCGACATCACCAATCTCAGCAGCCATCTCAGCATTCTGAAAAATCCAGTCGTCCTGGCGGGTAGCTTCACTGAACGTTGCGATGCCCACCACTACAGGGTTGGCTTGATTAGTCCAATCTACCAACTCAATGATGGTGGGTGTGACAGAGCGAATCGGTGGGGCAGATGGGCCTGTACCAGAAGCCAACAGTCTTGGAGACTTCGTACCCGCTCCAGAGCCGAATGCATAGCCCGTGTTAGGCAACCCCGTAGGATTGCCAGACAAGACAAAATCACAACCCGAGCCCGTGAGCCCTAGTGTACATTGTACCCAGTATCCATTGCCCTCTAAACGCAATACGGATGCTCCAGTTGAAAGATCGACTGCGCTATGAGTAGTAATTGTAGAGAGGGTGCCAAGACCTGTGATATTCCCCGAAGAGATAGTCAGAGGCCCTGTAGACTTCATATTCAGAAACTCCACCCCAGTTACAGAAGGATCAGTTGCCGAACTGTTGGAGTCCCGAAAACACCTCAGAGTACGTGACGCACCCAAAGCGGTCTGCAATTTGTTAGCCCAATCGAGCTTGGTTTTTGCAGTGTCGAGGATTGCCTTAAGATTGGGGCTAAATGTAAGCATTATTCATCCAATATGTCAATGTACACAGTGCGTTCGTCCGTACGGGAAGGGTTCGTGTTGGTTTTAATTTTGCAAGCAATTGTTGTTACACTACCCACCACACCTCCAGAAACAAACACTGTAGCTTTAGTGTCATCATAGAATGTGCCACCATTGTTCAAACCAAATAGCGTAAATGACATGTCAGAGATATCCGCCGAACCAATGTCATCAAGCCAGTTAGACCAATCAAACGTAATGTCGATTGTAGCGTCAGGGTCTTTAAGACCATGTGGCTTCTTGGGGTCCGTAAGATTCCACCACTTCCCACCTGTAAATACTGGAGCAGCGGCTTGTACGTAGATGGTCCGTGCCACACTTGGTGTAAACGATGGAGCAACTTGTGCGGATGCAAGAGTGGCAGCGACGCTGCTCAAACACGACAAATTTGCTACAAAATTTATGTGTGTTGTCAAGCTCGCAGTAGCGGAGGCACTTGCCGAAAGATTTGCGGAAAGGTTACCTTGCCCTGTTGTAAGCGCTGCTGTCAGTGTGGATGTTGCTACAACAGCGGCAGCAAGTTTAACTGCCGTTGTGAGGCTTGCTGTTACAGTAGACACCGACGTCAAGCTGCAAGACAAATTGGCAGCTACTGACGAGTCTGTTGTACCCAAGGCATTTGTACCAAGAGCGTTAGAACCCAATGACATATTAACCTCCCGTTATGTTGATAGCAGCGAAAGGCCGTAGGGGATATCCTGCACCATTGTTGTCATACACAATAGACGCAATGCTGAACGTGCCGCTACCAGAATAGTTCGACAGATGCGGGTAGTTCATCATCGCGTACGACACTGTTGTTGGAACGCCGCTCACGGTGAATTGCAGGGTTGTTGGGCTTGCGATTGTCGTACTGTTGACAGTCAAAACGTTTCCGTTTGCATCTTTAAACTCAAAGCCTGTTAGAGCGCTACCATTTCCACCTCCACCATCAACCAGCGCAGTACCACCAGAATGAGCAAGCGTAACAGTAACAATCGATCCGTTGTACGTGGCACCTGTGACATACGGCCCATTTGAAGGCGACCCGATGCCGTAGCGATACAGTGCAGCAGCGGCCCAGCGTTTGCCCATTCGATTTAGGCCAGCGTTTGAAAGGTGTACCGAATCGCGCAAGTCCGAGTCGTGGGCAGCACCAAGATAAAACACACCCTGTGTTCCAGCGGTGCCATAACTGACTTGCCACTGCCGCATAGCTCCAAACTGGCCCGGTGTAGAATTGTTATATTGCCCAGCAGCCAGAGACACTAGACCGAAGTGGGAATTGGCAGCAGTGCGACCTGTCAATGTATAAAACTGCTGACGAAGAGTGTCCCACCCGGCAGTCATAGAACTATTAGATTGGTCAACAGCATCGGACTCGCCCTGATACCACAGCACCATCTCCATGTCACCACCTGTTGCTGTCACCATATTGGCAAAAGCGGACCAGTTAGCAGAGGAAGCTGGAATCCATGAGCCAATACGCGAACCCGAAACTGGAGCAGCAATTGCCAATACAGGGATGTTCAAGCCTGCCACAATCTCGTTGGCGAATATAACTAGAGCGTCACCCTGAAGATTGTTATTATCCCGGCTGTATGTGGAATAGCCCCCAGCCACGTTATACAACAAGCTTGCAGCGTAGGCATCATTGTATTGCCCAATACGGCGGTAAGCTGACCCGATATATTCAATAGAACGTGGTCCGCAGTTTGGCAGCTTTAGATAGTCGGTTGTGAAGAAATACATATTCGACTGTCCGATAAAACCAATGACAATGCCTACCCCAAACTTCAGAGTTCCTGTGATAACAGTGGCAGGATCATTCGTAGAACGGATTTTCAGGCGATACCAACCGCCTTGTGGGACATTCAACTCCCCTGTCAATACACCATTGGACGCTTGCAGATTTGTAAGGAGCGTCCAGTTCTTGATAATTGTGGAACCATTTGTGTAGTCGACCACCTGTGCCTCAACCCCCGAAGGGGCGTTACCTGTGCAGGTCATGTTGACCGTGAGAGTCCTACTTGTACCCACTCGCTGAAATACGCGCTGGTTGAGGAAATCGGTGTACCCGTACAACACACCCGGAGCAAGGTTGCCCACTGTAAGAGATAAAGCACCATTACGCAGACGCAGCTTGTTCGTGTTGGATGAGAGTCGAGTAGCCATTACAGCGTCACCACTGTACCAGACGGGTTCATGACGGTGTAGATTCCGTTAATTTCCATCCAGAAGTACCACGTTGTTGTCTGTCCGCTTGGTGCATACAGATACGTGTTGTTGGTTGAACCCGATTCAGCGGCGGCGATACTCATCGGATACATGCCATTGGTCGTTCGGTCTGCGGTAGCAGCGGGTGGCGTGGTGTTACTCTGACTCCAGCCCGTCGATGCAGTATTCGGCTTGGACCCGTGGAACACCCAAATGTTGCCACCAGTGTTGCTGCCTGTGTAGAGCCTATTGCTACCGCTCGTACCGTATGCATCTGATGCCGTAAGCGAAGATTTAATTGCTGTACTGTAAACAGTGACGGTCGGTTGTGCCGCAATGGTAAGCGTGATCTGGCCCGACTTGCTGCTATCCTGTGTACTGGTTGCCTTAACCACGGCTGTTTGCGAACTGCCTGTAGCCAACGGCGCTTGATACAGACCGCTGGAGTTCACCGAACCAGGGCCGGACACCATTGCCCACGTAACAGCTTGTGACGGCGAGTTGGTGCCTGCCACTGTTGCTGTCAGTTGGTCGGTCTGATTGCCCTGAATAGTGGTTGCAGCAGCCGTTACCGTGACGCCGGTTACTGTGGATGCCGCCGAGGACGGGACCGTGATTGTGGCAGTGCCGTACTTGGTGTTGTCCTGTGTGCTTGTAGCACGAATGACGATGGTTTGATCGCTTGCGGTTGCGGCAGGTGCCGTGTACAGTCCGGAAGTGCTAATAGAGCCTGCGCCACTGTCGATAGTCCACGACACACCAGACGAGAACGATCCAGTTCCAGTAACCGTTGCGGTCATCTGGTCTGTTGCGCCACCAGCAACCGTTGCAGAAGCTGCTGCAACAGACACGCCTGTGATTGTGGAACCAGCCGCTGCATTCACTGTGTATGTGCCGGATGTACCAACGATACTTGTGTAGGTGTGGTCCCGTACACTAATAGTCCGACTAGCCGTGGCAGTGGTGGGCGTCACGCTAAACGAATATGTGCCTCCGCTAATGGTCGGGGAGCTAGCCTGAACCCATGTCCCATCTTCTTTCTGATAGTCCAGCGAAGCCGGTGCGGTGCCAGTATAGGTGCCGCTGAGGGTGAAGGCAGTTCCAACTGTCTGTGTTGTAGGTGTGTTGACAGTCAAGACAGTATTCGGATTGACTACAAACGATGCCGATGTTGCTTGAATCGACTGCGCGTTGCGATCACGGACCATGATGGTTTGAGTGGTCGTTGCGCTCGGAATAGTCACACCAGTAATTGTGAATGTCCCACCGCTGATAGTGGCTGTAGGCTGATTCCAAGTACTGCCGCCATTGATCGAGTAATCCAGAGCAGTGGGCGGGCCGTTGGTGTACGTACCAGCCAGCGAGAAAGCAACACCAGCAACTTGCGTAGATGGTGTAGTGATGCTCAGGGTTTCAGTTTGTGCACTGAACTTACCTTCAGCAGTCATACGGGTGAGAATGTAGGTATAGAATGCGTCTACAGTGGTCTGCACTTCACCCGCAGTTTGCCCAATTGCCACAATATCCGTTGCAGCAATAGCGCCTGCTGTTGGGAGTTGCCCCAACGTTACACCGTTCAAGAAGCTTGCCGGGATTGTGTTAAATACCGTTAGTGTCGAGCCAGTGAACGTAGCCGGGGTAGTGCCCCCAGCAGAGCTAGACAGCACTTGGGTACGAGTCAAGGTTGGTGCTTGTGCAGTGCCACCAATAGTAAAAAGGCTCTCTTCCCAATTACCTGCCCCGTCATCAATACAAAACGGAATACTTGCGTCTGTAAGAGCGAAAACACCAGCAGAGATGACTTGAGCAAGGGTTCTACAACCCGATGCAGCGGTGCCATCAGAGAGAGATGCTGCACCAGTGCCAGTTGTAGTAAATTTAAGACGGTCTGCAAATTTCATGCATCACCTCTTAATTATCGATTTGAAACGACAGCGCGGCGGCTGCAAACGAAGGCGCGGCATCTCCGCCATTGACAGTCTTAGGAGTCGAGAGTGCGCCATAGACCCACTCGTTACCACCAGTAGCGGCATCGAAAAGGCCAATACCTTGAATGGCTCCCCAATTAGCTGTAGGGGCAGCAAACTGAATAACAGCGTTATTCGATGTAGTTCCTGTTGTGCCTGACGAGGCCACCGTCGTACCAGCGCCTTGTGTGCCAGCCCAATTGGCGAGCGAAGAGGTAATTGCCACGCGGGCATACGATCCACCACTTACTTCAACACGGGCAGTTCCAGCGTCATTATCTACAGTGGTGAACAGGCCAGCATAGAATGTTGCAGGGGCGTTAAGAGGTTGACCACGGAACACCGCGTCAACGATTTTATTTTCAGCGTAATCTGTCCAAGCAGCCATTTTAGTCCTTTAAATTTTGTGTTTATTCACGAACGTACAGTTCGTACAGAATGCAATTCTCTTGCGACAACGACGGATTCAATTGCTTTACCGTTACAATCTTGTAGATTTTGTCCGAGATAACTAGCAAATCTCTGTTAGCATTTAGATGAGGTAGTGCCAACCCAACTTCAGTCTTTTGTGGAGGTTGCACATACACTTGCTTGTCGCCTGTCTTTATTAGTGTATTGCCTTGTGTTCCTTCACCTTCCATCTTACGGACGTAATCAAATACCATTATGTTGACGGGATATTCTTGGTAGGTGACGGAGTTCTCAGATGTGCTGGGATCGTACGCTTCACTAATAACAACCTTAATTGCGCCAGTTGTGCCGAAGCGAGACATCATTGTTGCTACGGTGCGATCAAGTTGATTCATTTAAGATCACCCATTCGCCATCGCCGCAATATTCCAGATGACATTTGTGCCAGTTCTTGGTAAACTCTACAAGAGGGCTTTCCCCACCATCTCCGCTGTATGGAATAGGGCTGATATCACTCAGTCCGGGGTCTTTCACCATAAGCATCAAGTACTCTTTATACTGTTGAAATACGTGATTTCCGTACACAGTGATGATGCCCATTTGCTGTTGTCCATCAAAAGCAAGTTGGGCTAAGATGTAATTGCCGCACAAAATTGCAGCCGATTTCAAATTACCATTCTTTTCCGTCAATGCTGCCTCGTAGACCTCATCAGGAAGAATCGGGATGTCCCGCGTATCTCCGCAACGCATGCGAAGCAGACCCACAGGAGAGTTAATATCAATAAGCGGCATGTCTGCTCCTTTTAGTAATCTTAACAAAACGCCCTCGTTAGAAGGCGCTTCAATCAGACAACTAAATTAGTTGTTGGAGTAGCAGCGCACGACAGCTTGCGGACGCAGCAGTGCCGAGATATGGTTCGATTCGGTTTCGATATCGATCTTCGTACCGTTCGGAGCAGCTTGCTCAAATGCGTACATCTTCTCGCCTTGAGTGTTCACCAGACCGAAGCGTTCTGCCGGGGCGAAATACGTACGGAACATGTCCGAACCTTGTGGAACTGCGACACCTTCGTTTGCAACGGTAAGCTTCGTACCGTTGTACGAGTCACGAACTTCACGGAAGGTGACACCACCCCACGTAAACTCACGACCAACTTGCATCGGCGAGCCACCTTGCGACAGACGGCCACGCATCGGGTCCATACCGACGTTAGCAACATAATAGGTGTAAGCGGCTTTAACCGAAGCGTGGGTAATCAGCTTATTGAAGAAGCCCGTATCGCACGGGATGACGATGCCGGTAAAGATACCGTTGCCACCCATACCGTCTTGAACCGCTTGAATTACCAGTTCGATCTTAGCCAGAACTTCAGTGCCTGCCGTACCGAGAGCGAAATCAACTGCCGTACGGGTAACGCCAAACTCAGCGTTCCAATCTTGCACAACGGTGCCGTTCGGAGCATATGCCGTACCTTGGAACAGAGCTTGTGCGCGAGCAGCGTTCAGCGTCCAGTCATGGTTTTGACGCATGCGCAGCAGTTTGCGGGTGCGCACTGCATCCAGTTGTTCCACTTCGTTGAAGTTGTCATAAGCCGATTTGGCTTGCAGGTCTTTCGGCGAAATATGATCATCCAGCGGGAAGTGCGGAACAGCAAAGGTGTGCAGCTTGCGGGTGCCATCTTTGCTCACGGTGTTTTTCTCACCACGAACACGGTCAACAACCAGTGCGCCGTCAACGGTCGATTCTTCAAACATCACCGTATCAGCGGCAACACCTTCTTCGGTGAAGATACCCATTTGGTTAAACGTGCCAAATTGAATCGGCAGGTTGCGAATTGCTGCGGTAAGGTCAACTACTTCGTAGTTATTCAGAGGGCTGCGAATCAGCATTGTTATTTCCTTTAAACTTGTTATAAACTATTAGATCGTGGTCAGCACGTCGATGCCGACAGCAGCCAGTTGAGCGTAAGCAGCGGTAGTCAGAGCACCAGCAGTAACACTTGCACCAAAAGTCAGCGACTTGTCCGAGACAGCAACTGGGCCGCGATACAAAACAAGGAATTTCGTATCAGTGGTAGCTGCCATCACGGTCGGCATCGGGTGGCCCATTGCGTCACCAACAATGACAGCTACAGCCACTTGCGAGCCGTCAGCAGCCGAAGCTTCGCAGACTTTGTATTTACCAGTTGCGGTGACTTTACCAAGGACCGTGCCAATCGGCAGAGTTGCAGCAGGGCCATTGACGGTGACGATTTGTTTGCAGTAGCCATACTCTGCGCCAAACTCACGCTTGACAACATTAGAGTAGCGCTGGGTATCAGTTGCGATTACAGGCATTTTGTTTCCTTTTCTTTCAATATTGAATAGTAGTTTTACTGCGCGGCAGTTTTGTTGGCGATCTGTGCTTCAATTTTTGCGGCGAGCCGAGTGACCATATCAACCTCAGCAGGCTCCTTGACTTCAGCATCTACACCTTTTTCGTTAAACATTGCAGATTGCGATTCCTGATCCATGTTTGCCGACAGCGTATTTGCCATTGCTTCAAAAACTTTATCGTCCAGACCTTCAAAAGCAGTCACTAGTTCTTCTGCTTTTACGTCGCCAACGATTTCTTGCAACTTCGTCCGGCGAGCATCCGTTTTTGCTTGCAGGGCAGCAGCTTCAATAGCGGCCTTTTCCTCTGCAACAACAGCCAGAGCAGCGTTAGCTTTTTCCAGCGCATCTTTAATCGAAACCATTTCAGCAGCTTGTTCTGCGAAGGAAGCCTTCAGTGCAGACAATTCAGCGACAACAGCTTCGTGGACAGCAAGCTCAATTTGAGCCGATTGTTCATTTGTTTGGTTAGTAGTCATTTCGACTTGCACCCCTTCCTGTTTAAAAAATTTCTGTAGGTTCTTCAGCATTACTGTTTTCCTTTGTGTTGTTCGGCAACATAAGCCGAGAACTGTTTATGATCCATGATCTTATTAACCAAACCTGCCTCCAGAGCAGCCTCTGCATGAAACATTTTTGCATCCATCGCCAGAATGTCATCAACCGGGACACCGGTGTAGTTACTAACATGGGTGGCAAATTGATTACCAAGTCGAGTCACTTCGTCTTGCATTTCGGACAAAAACTCTTTAGAGAAACTTCCATCCTCTGCGAATGGAGTTTTACCGGGAGTGCTTGAAATGTAGATTGGCTTGATGCCATTCATTTCAAATGCTTTGGACTTGTCGAGCAACGCCACAACACAACCGACAGAGCCTGTAGAGGCGTCTGGATGGATAATCACCTCGTCAGCAGCGACATTCAGGGCAAGCGATGCAGAAGCTGACAATGTGTCAATATATGCATACCATTTAACACCTGCCTCGTCACACATTGCACGAAGGTCATTTGCAGTCGAGAAGCAATGTGAAGCTTGGCCCCCCGGACTGGAGTGAACAGTAATTAGAGTGGTAATGCCGTCATCGATAAGCATTTGCGCTTGATCCAGAATACCTTGATAAGATACTCCGGTCACTCCGCCGCACGCGCCAACTACAGGTTTGTACGTCAGTGCACCATCGACTTGAATTTCACCGATTTTATCGAGCTTCTGTGCAGCAGCAGGTTCTTTGTCTTTTACAACAAGCGTAGAAGAAAAATCAGGCGAGTTGCGGTAGTTAATATAGTCAAGAATCGCTGTAGCCGCCTCTGCTTGAATCAAATGAGGTACATTGTACAACGACTCTGCAAATCTAAATAGGCTGTGTGCCATATCTTTCCTTTTCATAATTGGCTTTGAATGCAAGCCAGCTTTCGTCTTCAGAGGGGTTCCAACCACTCCGCAATTTAGCAAGAAGCTTTTTGCATTGAAAGTCTTTACCACAAGCAAAAACGGACAGCTTACGCTCTCCTGCATCAGGGTGCTGCTGCAAAAATTCATAAGCTTTGTCAGCACACGCCCAAAGCTCTTTGTTAGCTTTTGGGCCATTCCAGCACAAGTACAACCCTATCTTAGCTTCAGACTGTTTTCTTTTCGATTCATCTGTGTGCCGCCGTGCACTGGACGCTGCACTCATTCTTGCACGAGTCTCCGCGCTAAGATTTTTCTTAACTCCTTTACGCTTTGCAGACATCGCTAATCTCTGATCTTCAGACCAAGAAACCTTACCCACCTTTGCTTTAGAAATCTTATCTTTTGATTCTTGGGAATGACTTTTTCCATAGAAATGATTCTTAACACCTTTACGAGATTCAGACTGCTTTCGCCTAGTCTCTATGGAGGCTTTTGTCCCAAGGGAACCACGCTGACCTCCACATAGCAAATTCCAGCCGATCTTAGGTTCAGGCCGTAGCTTGTACTCAATATTAAGGCAGTACTCGTTATCACCCTCTAAAACAGTCTCAATGACGAGCGATTCACCATATTTGCGAAAGGCGCAATATATAGGGTAGTCCTTGCACTTGTCTCGCACAGAGTCCGACTTATGAGTAGTCATGCGGTCTTCGACAGTAGTACTAGTAAAACCGACATAACCCTCTGTGAAGATGTCAACGTGGTGTGGTGCCCTAATCCAATACACAAACGCCATAAAACCTCTTAGCCTTTATTTTCTGAATTGTTCGTAGACCTGTCCTGCCCGCTAGAATTGCCACCTATGCGACTTGTCCCATCTCCTGTCGTACCCGGCTCCATGCCAGCACCAGATTTAGAAACGTTTGTAGTCAAAGCTTCGTGGTCAACAGGCTCGTCTTCAGGCTTCGGGCTAATGCCAAGAACAACACGCACCTTATTAAGAACCTCACGATCCAGTTCAAGAACGCCTGTACTAGCAGCCCTTTGGATACCCTTGGAAAATTCTTCGATGGACACCGAGCTAATATCCGAAGGCACAAACTTAGGTAGCACCTCATCAATCCATCCGTTCATCCTATAGAGTGACGGAATAAGATCATTATTCAGCACAGCAGCAATCTCATTCAACCTGTGGCTCATTGCAAGGGCAAGAACGTTAGTGTCACCATCGGACAAACTGAACGAACCCGGATTGCTGCCAGCTTTAAGAATGTCAACAGCAAGCGTAGAAAGAATTTCATCCTGATAGCGACGAATCACTGTATCGATGTTGGCACCGTTCAAACCCTTCTTCTCAAGCAAAGAGATGTCAAACATATCTTTCTTAGAGTCTTGGTCAATGAACGTGGGGAATACAATGCCTTTACTAGTACCGTTCGCAACATTCTCAAGAATCTGCTTGGCTGCTTCATACACAGCTTTCTCGCTGTCGTCCGCATCCGGAGACATAAACTTAGCAGGAATGCGAATAAGGGGAAGGCTTGCGGCCTCCTTAGCAATACCAAGAATTTCTTGGTCCTTAAGCATTGACATCTGCTTCCAACTCGCGTACACTCCCTTCAAGATCGAATGACCGAGAGGGTTGCCACGAGTAGCATCGGCAGAGAACAACATGAACTTGTCTCGGGGAATACGAATGTATCCGTCTTCAGTAGCTTGACTGAGATACAAGTAACTGTGCTCAAGGGCTTGCACAGACTGGTGCACTGCCAGAAGGTCACGACCATCTTCCGAGAATTCCCAACGGGCGATGGATTGTTGAGGACGTGGTGCAATCTTGCGCAAGCCCACTAGGCCATCGTTGTAGCGAGAACCATTCTTGCGCAGACGGCGACGATATACTTTTTCTTGAATACTGTACCCGTAAGGAAGATACTCAATGACATCACCAATAAAATCTTCCCAGCCAGTTTCCATGTCGTCCTTAATGGACTCAACAAACTTGGCGCGGGCTTTTTGTTCTTCAGTGGCTCCTACTGGGGCTTCTACATGCCACTTTACACGGGAAAGCAGCATCTTGTATGCGTTTAGGGCTGACGCGATAATTGCAGACTTGCGCATTTCGTCAACCGTGCGAAAGAATGCAGGGAAGCGGAAGGCAGCGTTACAGTCTTCTATAATAAGACCGTTAGACACTCGGAGGTTCGTAAAACCTACCTCTGCCAAACTCATACGGGGAATCACTGCACCTTGATCGGCGTTAAGAGCCGACTTGTCTTCAGGCTTCTTTTTCGCCATTAGTGCTCCTTTTATTTACTAAAACGAATAGTACCACGGGGTAAGATTCTTGTCAACATTAGTGCTATGTAGAGGGGATTGGGGATGGGGCTGAGAATGTTGGAATGGAGAAGGAGGGGATGGTGTTATTTTTCATCACCCCTTTTGCGGCGGTCGCGGTAGCATCGAAAATGTCGTCCTTCTGATTTCTGTTTCCGTCTATATAATCTTCAAGCTCGTTGAAGAATAATTCGTTCCAATCGCCCTCTACGACCTTAACCCACCCAGCTTCAGCAAGAGATAGAAACGGTTGCATCCTTGCCAGTTTACCTGCATGACCTGAAACCATCTCAGATTTTGCATCAACACCTTGCTCTACAAGCGTTTTGATAAAGAATGCGTTAGCCTGTGCCCCACTGGCGCCGGGGTCTTTAGGGATAATTACAGGAACAGACCTGCCAAGCTCCTCTTTGTCAGCGTAGTATCTCTTCGTAATTTCATCAAGAACACCATGAGTCAGCTTGCGATAACGTTCAACATGCTCTACAATGTAATAGCCGAATTTATCTCGTGAGATTCGCACTGATGCAGTCCAGTCCGGGTTTGGGTTACTTTCGGATGCCAATGTACTTGCTAAGTCCATTCCTCGGAATCTTGCTGTAACTTCGGCGGGGGATTTCTTAATAATTTCAACCCACTCTCGTTTGAAATATCCAGAAGATTCTTCTTTAGCGAACCATGAGCCAAGCAGCAGACGCTCTCGTTCGACACGCTTCAGGTTTTCAAGGCGAGCAACATACCCCGGATTGAGTACTTTCATCCTCGGGTTGTCCCGAATAGTGGCGCTAATAAACGTATAGCTCTGTGGCGATATCCCCGGATACTTCTGCATCAGTTCTTCTTTTGTGTCTCCGAATACCATAGTCCCACAATAAGAGGCATAATACCTCTCAACGCCAGAGCGCTCTGGAATAGGAATACCTGTTTCTTGGTCCAAGTACCACGACACAAAAGGCATTAGATGACTGTCGCGGCGGGGATTGCAGGTCGCCACTAATTGATGCGGTCCTTTTGCCTCAGAGCGAATACGAGACTCAAGATACCTAATTTGAACGTCGGTGTGATTCTGAGCCTCGTCAAATACGACGAGGGAGAACTGCCCACCATCGTAGTTGGAAATATCCCGATCTGCTCCGCAAACCTTGAACTGTACTTGCGCTCCGCTAGGGAATGTAGCAGTCATTTGAGGGTGTGTCTTGAACTTTGCACCAAATTGCTTCCACATCTTTTCAGCCTCTTGATACAAGCCGCCTGCTTGTGAAAGCTGTGTTGACGTTTCGCGAATAAAAACACATTTGAAATTTGGATCGTCTTTATATTTCAGCACCTTCAAAAGTGCTTGGTGGGATTTTCCGCATCCTGCGCCCATTTGTTCAACTAAGCTCGCTAGACTTAGCCCGCCAGAGGCAGCACTACATCGCTGTAATGTTCAGACTATATCTTCATCCTTTCGGAGTCTCCCGTTTCGGGCCGCTTAGCCCTACGCCTTTCGGCTAGTCGTTGCACGTTCCTATTTAATAGGCTTCGCTCAGGATTGTCTACTAGAGAGTTTCCCTGAATTAGAGAGATTTTACGGAGGCAGCTTTCATTTACCACCGAAGATTACATAATCACTTGTGCAATCTAAGAACTTTTTATGTGTGGGGCTATCCGGCCCCAACACTATCTTTTGTTTCTTATTCATCATGCTCCTTATTTTTCAGAGCCGTGGCTTTCCGCGTACACAATGCCGTGCTCTTTCAACTTTCTTAAGCCTGCTTCTCGGGCCTCAATTGCAAGTTGCTTGGCGCCTTCTTCGCCGTATTTCTTAACGCTGAACGTTTTAGTGACTGGTTTGCCGTTCTCGTCTCGATAGTGTGCGACCCAACTGATATAAGTCCCATGCTTGTTGGTCTGAACTTGGCGTTTTACTCCTACGATACCACTCGTGTTGTTTTTCTGCATGGAATGATTTCTAGCTTGCTCTGCAAGAGTTTCCCATCGAATGTTCCCCGGCTGGTAGCCAAGATTGTTATTAATTCGCCCAACAGACCAAACTTGTCCATCATTTGGCTTCTCTCCAATCTCCTCAAGAAAATTTGGAAAATGACGGAAGTGGTCGTCAACGCCGATCCCACGCTCGTTATAATCTTTGTACCGTTTGTTATTTGGGTTGTAGCAACGCTTGAACATATCTTTCCAGTTTGAGTAAGCTGAATTTTTACTCATACCGTGAGTTGTGTTTCGCTGCTCTAAAACTTCCCTGCGAATACAACCGCAACTTGATGTATTTCCATTTTTTACAATAGCAGGGACGGCAATCTTAGTACCTCCGCAATCGCATGCCCACAACCATTGCCAAGTACCTTTAGAATTCTTACCAGCCTCTTCTACAGCCGTAAGCTTCCCAAACTTTTGACCCGTCAAATCCTGTCTTTTACCCATTCTTACCTCCGCCAAAAATTATATTATAGCGCATGATAAGAATCTTGTCAACATTCAACACTTCCAAACACAAACAACAAAAAGCCACACAGCATCCCTGCCGTGCAGCCTCCCAATATTCGGTGTCGCAGCGCCACTCAACCATGCCTGCGAGCTTTAGTGACCTTAGAGCCACCCTCAACCTGTAGACCGAGGATAGCCCCGGTATAATTCCCTGCGGAGCATAGTCCCTTGGGAATGTTCAGTACGTGTATTTATAGGTCAGCCCACGTTGGCTTCTTGACCGTCCGACTAAGCACTGCAACCAGAATCTTTACGGAACTCTGCTAATTTACGGGCGATTTCTTCCGGCGTTGTAGCTACATCATATTTAATCTCAAACAGAGGCAGATTAATACTTACACTAAGAATATCATTTGCTCCGGTTTCAGGGATGTTGAAAGATGTCACACCCTTCAGCTCAATAGGAACCTCAGAACCAGACTCATCTACAAGATAAAATTTAGTAGTTGCAGCAGTTGAAAATTTGTTCTTAGATTTCACAGGCAAAACAACGCTAACACCGTATAAGTTACTCATCTTTTATTTTCTCCTTGATGTCTCTATTTAACCGTGCTAGTATGTTGTTGGAACTTGCTTAGCGTGTTTGGCTCCGCTATGCACCAACAAATCTGACTAGACTAACTAGGGATTGCTGTTCGATAACCTCTGCCATATGAGGAAAGTTCCCGAGGGCCA